AATGCTTTCTGACTCAAGCGACTTTAAGTTACAAGAGTATCAGCGTTCTAAATTTGGTAAGGGCGAAATGAGTGATGTTACTTTGTCGTTCTTTACAGGAATTAAAGATAGAGCAGTAGATAAAACTGATCCTAAAATTAAGTTTGCTAAGGATAGAGATATGTTCAGAGCCTCAGATGAAGCTCGTGGTGATGTATACTATAACCTAAAGGCTGATATGAAGGATTATGTTAAGAACAACGGGTCAGCGGAAGGTTTAACTCAGAAGATAAAAGATAAGCCGTTTATCGAACAGAAATACGCTATCGATTATTTCTTTATGTTAAAGAAGAGAGATTTCTTGAATTACAAGGATAACTTTAATGACTATAGCACAATTATGTTCTCTGCAGATTCTAAGGCTAAAGCTGAAAAACTTTACAACTACAATCCATTAACAAACTACTTGAATCCACAAAACGAAGAAGAGCAAAAGTTTGCTAACGATTTAATGATGCTAAAGATTTTAGACCCTGCAACAAGTATCGAATATCAAAATTATTTCAAACCTACAGGTGTGCAAACATCAGAAAATAAATAAGCGATGATTAAGAAAATAAAAGGAGGCTACCAGTTAGTCTCCAAAACAACTGGACGAAATCTTGGTACTGCAAAAACAAAGGAAGGTATCATTAAACGTGAGAAGCAAGTTGAGATGTTCAAGCATATGAAAAAGAAGAAATAAGTATTAACTTTGATAAAATAAAAATATTATGGCAAGTTTAATTGAAATCCAGAAAGCCAAAAGAGCTACAGCTTTTGGAACATTAATGAGCGACTACTCTCAGTCTTCAGAAGGTAAGGAGAATGGAGAAGACCCACAAGAAGAATTATTATGTGAGATGCTTGAGGCATCAGCACAAGCTAAGGTATTTCATTGGCAAACATCTTCTTTTGCAGAACACGAGGCTTTAGGAGAATTCTACGATGGATTCAACGGATTAATGGACAAGTTTATTGAGTCATATCAAGGATGCTACGGACGCATTATGATGGGTTGCGATATGGAGGTTAAGCCATACACATTAGACGCACCAGTTACATTCTTAGAGTCATTTAAGTCTTATATTTCGAGTGAGGCAAGAATGTTGGTAATTGGAAACTCTGCATTAACAAACATCTTGGATGAGATTAGTGCATTGGTAGATCAGACTATTTACAGGTTAACTTTTAAATAAAAAGGTATGAAGAATGGGCTATACGCTAATATTCACGCTAAACGGAAACGAATTGAAGCTGGTTCTGGTGAAACAATGAGAAAGGTAGGTAGCAAGGGAGCTCCTACCTCAAAGCAATTTAAGGAAGCAGCTAAGACTGCAAAAAAGAAAAAGTAAAATGGCAAGTAGCGATTCAATAAAAGCAAAGCTTGATAAGTATAACTTACAAGGCGTAAATAAGCCAAAGAGAGATACTCACAATGGTAAGTCACACGTCGTATTGGCTAAAGAAGGAGAGCAAGTTAAGTTAATCCGTTTTGGTCAAGCTGGCGTTAAGACAAATCAAACTGTTGGTCAGCGTGAAGCATTCAAGGCAAGACACGCAAAGAATATTGAAAAGGGCAAGATGTCCGCTGCATATTGGGCTAATAAGGTAAAATGGAGTCCATCAAAGACAGCATCACCTTCTAAAAAATGGGTTAAAGGTTCTTAATGAATCCCGAATTCAAAAAATATTGTCAATCTTGTGGAGGCGTTCAGCCTTACGCAACAAAAGCAGAACTCAATAGAGCGATAAAGAATAATACACTTTGTCGCTCTTGTAATAATAAGTCGGGTAAGAGTCATAAAGGTTTTTACAAGGAAATCCCCAAGAGTTGGTTTGAGGAAAAGAAAAGAAAATCTGTCATACGAAATCGGGAGTGGAGCATTACAATAGAATACATTTGGAGCATCTATCTTAAGCAAGGTAAGGCTTGTGCATTATCGGGTCTACCACTCGACTTTAACAAAGATTCTGATCAGGGTATGGTGTCAATAGATAGAATCAACAACGACAAAGGATACGTCAAAAGGAATGTGCAATTGTTGCATAAAGATGTTAACTTTGCCAAGTGGACATTTAATCAAAAATACTTTATTGAGCTGTGTAAGAAGATAGCCAATAACCAAAAATAAACACTATCAACAATGGCTGCTAAATCCGCATCTGCAAAATACTACGCATCAAATCCTCAAGCTAAAGCGAAGAAAGATGCATACAATAAAGAGTTCAACAAGAAGCCTGAGCAACGGGCGAAGCGTTCAGAGTTAGTTAAGGTTAATCGTGATAGAGGAACTTATGGTAACGGAGATGGTATGGATGCATCACATACTCGTAAAGGTATTGTAATGAAAAAAGCCTCCGTAAACAGAGGCTCTAAATCAGATTCAGCGGGCGACAAACGTGCTCGTGGAGGTAAAAAATAATTAACCTTCAATTCTATCTACAGAAATTCTTCTTCGGTAATAATGATCGTCAGCTAATCTTTTTGAATGGTATAGCAGAATGGAATCATCATTGCTAATACTAAGCATTTGGCGGATAATTACCACCTCAATCTTACCAATTCCTCCAAGTGTAATGAGATTACTTTCAATGTACCCCTCTATTGCAGGAATAAATTAGCCAGTCTCCTTATTATACTTCATTATCCAAACCATATCTTTATCAAGTATGTCTTGTAATCCTCCACATTGGTAGATTGTCAAGGTAACTACATTTGACTTAAACGCTTTATTATTATTAAAACTTGCAGATTCTACATCTTTTGATAATAGTTTTGGTGCTACGCCAATAAGCCCAAGAGACATTAAAAATTCTTTCCTTTTCATAATTAGTTGTTTTTACAAAATTGCATTACCTCTAAGCAAAACTCGTGAGGAATCTTACTTCTATTATAAGCACCCTTTAATCCTTGTGTTCCTGTCTGCGAACCCCTTGGTGCAGAAACGTGGCAAGGGTCACCGTTATTACAATGTGGCTTAGGTTCATAATTGATTTGATTGTGCCAAATATCCGTAGGCTTCATCCTTATATCTCCATATTGGCAATAAGTAACTGTATGCCGATACAGGCTTGCAAGCTGTGGCATCTTTCTCATTAAACCTCGTGGATTCTCAATAAAGAAAAACTTGGGATTAATCTGCTCAATTAAATTTATCGTAGCATCAAGCAACTCCAAGCCAAGCCTTGCCGTATCAGTATAAGGAGTGTAGTTACCTTTTGTACTACCTTTCCAATGTCTACCTATTGAAGCTACAGAAAATGCAGTACAAGGCGGAGATGCCCACACTACATCGGGGACAAATGGTAGCTTTGATAAATCAAACTCTCTGATATCGCAAGCATAATCTATCCCATCAAATGGTAATAGATCAGATGAGAAAACTTCCATCCCTAACTCCTCAGCCGCCTTACCGATTGAACGGGAACCAGCAAACAATTCTAATACTTTCATTGTAAAATAGTTTTCTCGTACAACATCTTCTTGCCTAACTTTATTAGTTCCTCCTTGATTGGATTCTCGTACTTGTCGAGCATATCTATTGCCTTAACAAAGTAGCAAGTGAACTCAGTCCCTTGCTCATAAATAACAAGTGCTAATATGTCGGTATCATTAGGAGTCTTTGTGATACCATCAGTAGGCTGAAATAGCCAGCTAACAGGATACTTTGACCCCGATGTACACGACTTAATGTGGACACTCTTGTCGCTTGCTACAAGGTCAGCATCATAACTCTTCTTGCTGACATCGTAAATCATAATATCGGGAGGAGTTACCTTGTCGTAGTTCTTTATTAAGAAATTGTAGACAGCGTATTCAGCCATCTTGCCCGCATAAATTTGTTCTTTTACTATTGAAGGGTTCCTGTTGTTGACCCTAACATACATATCCTCGTTTGTATGAAAAACATTTTCAGCGAACAGCCTACATAGTTTCTCTTGATACAAGTTAGGAGCGATAAGCTTTACTTTCTTTGGTGGCATAGGATAGAATATGAAATACTAATTGATAATTTTTCTTACCCATCGTTTCGTTAGGGTAGATTTCAATTCCTTTGCAGAACTTCTTAGAGTCATCAATAATATAATGAGCCTTCTTCATAGTATCCTCAAGGATTTTGACCATAGGGATGGTATTGCTTGCATCTAAGCGACTATTAAAGTAAAGGGTAATCATATACTTGTCTACCTTTTTAGTTCGCTTAGGGAGCAACTTTAGGAATAGACTTGCCCAAAAATCTTTCTCTTTGTTTCTGAAAGACCAGTGGCGATTTGCATACCACTTATTTAAGGACAAGTCTACTCCCTCCCATTCAATCGTAAATCTATCAATAGCTTCGTCTGTGTTGTGTGCTGGGTCAGTTGTCATACTTTAGTCTTGAGATAAACTCCTCTTGAACCTCTTTCCAATAGCATTCATCAGAAAAATCTTTATGTTTGCTATTCGTAGATAGTTCTGTTATAAAGTAGTCAATAATAGCGATTCTTCCGTACCGATTTGAATGTGCTAATATTTCATCTACTCTTTGTGATGGATTAAGATTTTTAGGGTTTATCATTTTTTTAGAAGAAATTGATTTGTTATTGCTTCTGGATTTGCATCTATATAACTCACGAAATCACGAATCATCTTTCGAGTATACTTGATTGGTCGTGTGTTTAAGAATGCAATAAGTCCCTTACCTCGTATTTGTCGCATCTTGAACTTATTGAATCCAAACATTTCTTGAACCTCTGCATCTGTGTACACAAGCTTTTCCAAGTTTACATCCGCATCGATGTTAGATTTTTTTATCATTAACAGTTACATTTATATCAAGTGAAACTAAATGTCCATTTGATGCGAGGTTACAAATAATACGATTAAGCAATGTGAAACCAACCTTTCTTCTTCCAGCTTCTAATCCCGAAACTTGTTGGAATGAATTAATTCCTGATGCTTGAGCGAACTGACTTTGGGTCATCCCAAGTTCAGTTCTTATTCTTTTTATTAAATCTTTCTTCATACTCCTTTTCTAATTTGAATTTTAATTTAGCTTGCTCAATCTTAATGTGATGAGCAAGAGTTAGTTGATTATGTATATGTGACCACACATTGTTAAATGATGTATTCATATTATTTAAGGGTTACACGAATTGTTGTTGAACTTGTCTTAACAGGAGGATAGAACTCTGTAACTTCGCCTGTCTGATCATCTACAATAGTAGTTAATCCCTTACAAGCCTTAGCGAAAGTTTCAATCTCCTTTAGTTTTGCAGTAGCTTTATCGACCTCTTGCTTTTGAGACACCCAAGCTGTTGATGCAGAAAAATCATACTTAACTCCCGTTTCTACAGCCTTCAATGTCGTATCAGATACCTCTGCTTCTTCATTGTCGTACTGCTTTATCTCGTTCATTGCATATGACTTCAGCCCCTTTTCAAGTTCCTCTAACAAGAAGATATATTTGCGACACAAAGCCAAGTCTTTTAGAGGCTCACCTCCGTTAAAAGCTAACTCCTCAAGATAGCGATTAACCATCCCAACCATCTCTGCTTTCTTTGCAGAGGCGATTGGGGATTGCTTAAGTTGAACTAACTCACTCATATTAGAATGGGAGATCAGATACATCTTCTTTTGACATAGCATCGTCAAACTTAGGAGCAACTAAAGGCTCAGGCTCTTGTTCAGCGTGAACTAATTCCTCAGATGAATTGCTACCTTCCTTACGAGCAGACAAATAAGCTGTAAGTTCATCATAAACAGCATCAGCATTCTTAGATACATCTGCAGGAATTTCTTTGCCTAATGCGAATGTAGGGATAGAATACTTAACAGAACCCTTCTTCTCATCAGAAGCACCTACGATATCTACATAGTTAGTCAAGAACCTCTTACGATTCTCTGTAGCAAAGTTAGACCAAGCTTGAAGAACTGCACCTTTAAAAGACAGGTTTAATAATTTCCCATCGATAACTGCATACAATGAAAGATTGTAGTGACCTCCGAGTGATTGGATTTCAGCCTTGATATTTTGATAAATACCACTAACCAAATTTCCTTGCGATTTAAATGAACGAACAAAAAACTCTTCCTTGCGAGTATCTTTGATTTCGTTCGACCAAATTGAAGACTGCGACTTGTCGTGGAATCCACGAATACTTGCGAACTCTTCGCAATGGATGAACTGAAGAGGGACTGTAACCTTCTTGTTACTTTGACTCTCTTTGTCATAGTAGGTGAAACATTTGTCGTTAGAAGACCACGATAAGTAGGCTTTAACTGGACTTGGAATGGATTGCTTGTAAGCATCTGATCTTGCCATTGGATTGTTTGATTTGGTTATAAAAAATTAATAAATAGACTCTTGTACTGGTTTCTCAAATTGAGATAAGAAGGCAATCTTTCGAGTCATCCTATATAATCTCCTTTGTGTGGACGACCTAAATCTGCCCGTAATAGTTTTGTTTTTGGGGTCTGATGCAATAGCCTCTGCCTTGCAGAGCAAATCGCTGTATCGTATTTTTCTCATTTTGTTATTAATCTTTAGCAAATGTAACACAAAGGATTTATAATACAAAATATTTAATGAAATATTATTCAAAAAAAAGATACCCCGCATAGCAGAGTATCTTTATCAAATCAACCATAAACAAATTAAGTAATAGGCAATCAAAAATCTTACCGATGGAAACCGTATCGTTTACGGATAACTGGCTCCTCATCGGTGTAAGTATCGTTTGGTTTCGGTATCATAGTATAGACAAATGTTGTGCCAGATTTCCGTTCAAACACAAAATCTTCATCTTCGGATTTCTTTTCTGATTTAAGAGCATTCAGTTCTTCTTCTAAAGAAATAATATCTTTCTTAAGCCGAGTAAGGTATACTAACCCATCCATCAACTCTTCTCGTAAATGTTGAGCCCAATCGGCAACTGACAAATCAGTTCTATCCATATCAGTTCCGTACTTCTCGTAACCCTTTTTAGCCCGCTCTCCGAACTCTTTGATGATATCGAATACGATACTATCAGTAAATGTTGTTGTTTCTCTATTCGACTCCATAAGACTTAAATATATCAGACACTTTTGTTGCACATTCTATTTTGGTATCATTATCCAAACTCTCAAGCTTTAATGCAATGTCGAATAGGTGATCAGCTTGAATGGAAGCGTTAACGAATTGGTCAAGAACAAGCCCTTTACTATCTCCACCTTCAGCATTCATAATGACATCAACTTGTTTCTCAAGTTCAATGATTAATAAATTCGTAAGCTGTTTAATCTTCTGGAAATGAAAGTTTTTTGCAACAACTTTCTCATCAATAAAATCTCGTAGGGACTGACACTTTGCGTAGTAGCAAATCATATAACGCATCTCCTTGTCTGTGAGTAATCTTTTCATCTTGTTTGGTTTTAAAACTTGTAATTTTTGCAACTTTTAATACCCATTAGGGTATAATGTTACGCATTTAGGGCAATTTTATACTTTTTAAGGTACAAAGTGAGGGTAAAGTGAAGTTTTTGTAATACCCCCAGAACTTCTAACTGTGCCAACCGACGCTTTGGAGAGTTGCAGTTCTTATGGGATGCTTTAACCTGTCTTCGTTCCCTTGTACTTCGGGCTAATTTATTTAAAAAAAGCGTGTATGGGACTCCCATTTCTCCATCATAACCCTTACAAATGATGGTGTTTTACCGACTATAAACTAACACGCAAATTCTTTGACATTTAATCTGATGTAAAACTAACTCAAAATATTTAATAAAGCAAAGAACTTACCTATTCTTTTCAATAAATATTTTAAATTCTCGAAGCCTTCTGTATGTCGCTTGCTTCTCTCTACCAAAATTATACTTGAGCCTTTCAACACATACGGAAACAAACTTTCTATCATCGTTCATAACCTCTCCTTGTTTATAGGAGCAGGACTTTGATTCAAGATTATCTTCGAGGTACTTCTCTCCCCAAGCAATAGCTACAGCATAGTAATCTATTTTTTCTTCTGCCATTCTTTTTCTATAAATATGTAGTATCCGAAGACTTTAATGTGTGGCTTTACTCCCAACAAAAGAGTAACAGGTACATTCATAAGTGATGTGAACTTTGCGATGATAATATTTTTATTAAAAATATTTATATCCCAACCTTTGCTGCTTTTATATTTAAACTTAGCTATCATTGTTAAAATGTTATCCTTAGTGAGAAAATAATCCACGAAAAAGTAATTGATGTGGGTATCTTAGAGAATCCTGAGCGTACTCTAACACTTGGTAATACTTCGATGAATCGTCTTGTGACGTAAAATTGTGCTTTCATTTTTATTATTGTTTATTGTTATAAGTTTCTTCGTAGTATTGTTTTGGTGAATTATTCATTCCATCCATTAGTCCTTGAAAATAGGCATTACTTATCTGCTCTTTCTCCATTGCTTTGGCTTGTTCAAATAATGAAGTTATATCAATGTCACGATTGAGTAACCTCGTTTCTGTTTGGTTAAAAAGCCAATCTATTGCTGTTTGTTTATTTTCCATTGTCTGCCCATTGTTTAAGTATATCTACTGATTTGATTAATTCTTTTACTGATTCATCCCTTTTTTTAATTTGTCTTTCAGATAACAAGCCACTACAATTAAGTAGAAATTCATTCCACCTTTCCTCTTGAGTGTATTCATTCGCTTGCTTGGCTTTCTGCTTACGAATAAGTTTTTTAAGTATGCCCATTGTCTTGTTGTTTAATACCTAAATTCTAAAGCTGGAGTTTTTTCTTCTGGGTAATGTCTATAACCTTTTAAGTCGTATGTAATATATTGTCCTGTTTTAAATTCAACTATTAAATGGTTCTCTGAATAATCTATTATTCCATTACCATATCTTTTGTCATAAACTCTATCACCTCTTTTAAAGCTTCTACTTTCCATTGTCTTGTTGTTTAATACGATTTATTACCCATCTTGCACCGTGTGCGTGAAAAGCTAATTTTTCTTCTATCTCCTCCTCACTTGGTAGTTCGATAGGTGTTACAAAATTTAAATAGTCGGCTGAAATACAAATGTGATTAAACCCATCTCTATTTCCGTCTTTATATGCCTTCCTTACTTGTTCTTCTGTATATAGTTTCATTTGTCTTGTTGTTTATTTACCTATGTTAGGCAAGTATTGCGGATTCCAAGTATTGCCGTTACGCTGAACCTGAATTGAATAAACCTTTGTCAGCTTTGTAACCTTTATCGGCTCAGGCATCTCTCGCACTTCACAACCAAAGCAAAGGAATGACAATGCTATTAAGTTATTTCTCATCTTCGTACGGGTTAGTTGTTCTAATTTCGTATCCGTATGCGTGGCTATATTTGTTGTCGCAAGATATGTGATACCTATCGTCTTCTTTCTCGAAAAAATGTCCAACAATCCATCTTGCAGGAAACTCCATTCTCACCCAAACAATCTGCCCCTTCTTAGGTAATTCTTCGGGGCGTTGTTGTGAGAAGCCGTTAAGGGTGTATTCGGTGAAAGATATCAATTTTATACTATTCCCGTCAAACAATCTTATTCCATTAGATACATCGTAAAAATCTACTCTAATTGAATCTCGTACAAAATCTTTTATAGTACCCCATCCGTATGCAAAGTGAAATACTTTATCCCCTATTTTAAATATTGGTTTCATCTTTTATTTTTTAAATTTAATTACATAATGTATTCCTTGTGGGATGTGACTCTTTTCGTAGTTATGGTATGTGATAAACGAATTAATAATCTGTATCCCTCCTTTATTGTAATGCTCGATAAACTCATCGTGCTGTTTCATTCCTGCGGTAGCGTTATAAAACGATATGTGTCTTACCTCGTACTTTGGGAACAACCAACTAAATAACCTTTTCATTATTGTCCGTTTAAATATCTTTCTACTGCTCCTATTACTTGCTTATATTCAATTCCATAAGCTACCTTGATGTCAAAGTAATTACGATCATCAAACCATTTATCTGGCATATCGTAAAATTGAATCAGCAGATAATGATGGTTACCAACTGACTTCATCAGTAGTAAATTTTCTGTATTTTTTATTTTAGTAAAAGGAAGGTTTGACTTTTTTAGGAAAGTCTTAACCTTTGTGATTAAGCTATTCTTCTTCGTATCCATATCTTAAAAGAAAAAGTTTGGTTATTTCATTTATCGTAAGCAGTTTACTTTCAATCTCGTAGTATCTCACCCCATCCAAGTTTTTATACATCTTGAATCCAACAAGGTACTCTTCAAAATCTGCAAGTATTTTCTTTGTTTTAGGGATTTTGTCTGTCGAATTCTTCGCATCATCAAATCCTCTTCGGTAGGCATCTCTTATGGTAATCTCCGCCTCACCAACTAAATCTTCTACGGGGTCTGTCATTATTTTCTTGGTTTAAAAAGTAAACTAATTACATCTTGGTACTCCTTACATTCGATAACTTGGTACGATGGGTTATCCTCGTGCAACCAAACAAGATAGCACTTGCCAATCTTTAGGTTTGTGTTCTTTTGAATGATGTACTTGTACAGGTTTAGCTGTAGCGAATAAGTCTCGTATTCACATTCCTCAATAAAAGCAATAGGAGGATTGAAACGCTTACGATATTCGGAACTCATCCTAATCTTTCCGTTAGTCTTGTAATCCCAGATTTGAAGCTCATTCTGTTTCTCGTTCCAAAATAACCCATCGACCATACCCGCAACTCCCGAAGATATAAGTTCTCCATCTTCATCGTAAACAGGTAAATGCTGGTCCCCAACAACTAACTCTGAGGCTATCGGGATTAGACTTGAAGATGCATCTTTGTAGAAATCCTCGAACAAACGAATGCAAGCCTCATATCTTTCCTTTAAGTTAGATGCTCCATCTTCGCCAAACCTTTCATTTGGCAACTCAAAATCGTAAGGGAATACCTTGTTAGACCAAAAGTTTTCTGCGTAGCTGTGAACAAATGTTCCTTTCATTGCAGAGAAATCTCTTTTGTAGTCCCATTCCTCAAGAACATCTTCGACAGAACGCTTTGTCTTCTTAGCTGTACCTTTCGCCATCTTTTGAGCATCAAACTTTGGCTTAATCTTTCCAAGAAACGATGTACCACTTACCAACTCTTGCTCTCCGATGAAATACTTGTGCGGGGCATCAAAGTATTTAATGTGTTTGAACTTATTCAGTTCCTTGTATATCTCCATTACCGAATAAATTTATAAGGTTTGTAATTATATTCACGCTGTAGCTTGTGAATCATCTTAACTCTCGACTTCGGAATCCTTGTCTTATTGCAAACATAACTCCGATGAAAGCACGACTGCGATATCATTGATATCAACAGAATGTAAATTAGGTTTCTCATCTCTTTATTTGTCTAAAAAAATCATTAAACCATTCTTTGCATTTGTGATAGCATCTGCTCGCTCCTCCATAGATTTGATTTGCATAGCAATTTCATCCCTATCATAAGAAAGGTAATACCCTCTCGATGTAGCGATTACAGGCAAGATAGATTCGCTACGGATAAAGTTTACCAACTTCCGCAACTTCACTTGACTAAAGAAAACTGGCTGATCACCCTTTTCTTGCTTCCCGTTTACTCTACGAACAATTTCATCTGCCTTTATCGGATTCCTATAAGATGCCGAACTAAGTACTCGTGTTAGAGAAAGAATTACTCCAACCTCTTCGGGACTCAATGCCCGTGTGATTTTTTCAAAATTAGTAATCATATTATTTTTTGTTTGGTTTCTTACATTTTTCTATTTCTTGCCTAACTTCTTTCCAGAATACTTCAGCTTGCTCCATTTGTTCACTAAAATAGCGTTCATATGTTGCACCACAATCATCCCAATCAACTTCGCTTGGGTATGTTGGGAAACTATTAATTATCTCATCTACTGCAATTAATGCACATTGTACAGCATATTCGTGTTCACACTCTTCATCTGCTGGAACATATCGATAAAACTTATCTATTAATTCGTGTGCTTTTTCTTTTTCTATCATAATATTTTAATTTAAAAAGGGGACTCTTGAACATTATCAAATACATTAGTCATTGTATTCAACACAGAATCTTTGTACAGCACTTCTGGTTTTGTGAACCTAAACAACTCGTCTTCACTATCAGCAACTCTGTTTGTCTTCACATCAACAAATCTGTTTACATCTCCAACTTCGCCATCTCGATTCTTTAGGATTACATACTTTAATGTGTTATCCATAGGTGCAACTGCTTGACCATTCGCCTTCGCATCAACATACTTGTAGTAGTCATCTCGATACAAACCAATCACAACGATTGCATCTTGCTCGATGTTACCCGATGACCTTAAGTCAGCAAGCATAGGTGTCTTGTTAGGTCGTGACTCAACATTTCTCGAAAGCTGTGATAAACAAATGATAGGTATTCTCAACTTTCTTGACAACTTCTGTATCTTGTTACTAACGGATGACACTTGTGAGAAATCATCTTGCCCCTTAATTTGATTGTCACGAATCAACTGAAGGTAATCGATTACTACCATATCAATCTTGTTCTTGCGAACTTCGGCAGTCATCATCATTGACAAGTAATTAATATCCCTGTTGTCTGAATCGTAGAAATAAATAGGTAAACTTCTTAACTCCTTCGCTTGAGACTGCTTAATCTTCTTAACATCTTCGGGAGAAATTCGATTTGCTTTGAGATCAGAGTAATTGTATTCGGTAATCTCTGATGAGATGTATCGATACAATAAAGAATTTTTAGGCATCTCTAAACTTAAAAACAAAACTCGCTTACCCGACTTAGCACAAGCCTTCGTATGCTCCAACCCAACGATAGTTTTACCCATCGATGGTCGAGCCGCTATAATAGTCATCCCCTCTTGCCAACCACCTAATGTATAGTTCAACTTGCGACTACCTGTATCAATACCACTAAACGATTTATCGATTCCAGCCGACTCCTCCATCTTCGTGATTACTTCATCGTAAACATTTTGGATAGAATAAACTTCTTGCGATGCAGTAGAATCCTCCACCAACGACAATCCTTGCTCAATAATGGAAGATAAGGTAGATAACTCTTCATTATTATCTAATGCTGAGTGAATCCTATTAGCCATATCAAACATATGTCTCTTGTTCTCCAACTCCTTTATCTCGAATGCAACTTGCATATAATCTACCGACCTTGTTGGTAGCATCGAAAGGATAGGAGATGCCTCAATACCTAAATCAGATTCTTTTGATTTAAGGCTACGAAATACATCGTAACGATTGAATGTACTATTGATAGAAGAAAGTTCAACCATCGCAGAGAATGAAGCCTTGTTTAATGCATCAACGAAGGACTCTGAACTTATAATCTTACTTACCTCATTTAAGGTATGCGAATGCTCAAGTAGATAGGATATCATATCCTTTTCTAAAAGATGGTCAACTAATTTAGCGAAGGGCTTTACCATTTTTCGGGAATTTTAATTTCAAAATCTGTTTGGTTTACTTGTGATGTTGTTGGCTGTGTAGAAGATGATGGTATCTCATCCTCCCACACCCGATGTCCGATGTACCTTTCGGGGTCTTTCCTGTAGGTCGGGTCGGGTCTTGATTCTTTATATTTAGGGATGGCTAAAAAAATTGCATCTTTATCAGACTCCTTAAGCTTGCTCCATTTGGATTTAGCTTTCTCCTTTCCAACCTTCTTTCCGTATGCATCCCAAAACTCTTCGAATCGGTCATTATTAACTTTTTTATTATCTGTATTATTAACTTTATTATATGGTGATACTATAGTAGCACCCCCCTGCTTGCCGAGTAGCACCCCCCTTGATACTATAGTAGCACCCCCTCTGTCTTCAGAATCCTCCTTTAACATCGATAGGTCAACTATTTTTATCATTCGTGTGCCTAAATCGCCCGAACTTTTGAGTGAAGATTCTCGTGTAATAATATTCTTGTCTTCTAACTCTTTTATTAGCGAACGAACATACGCTGAAGAGATACCAAGTACATCCGAAATGTACTGATTTGAAGCAAAGCAATAGCCATTCTTATTAGACAAGCTAACAAGAACTCCAATCAATAATTTCGCACTTGAGGTCAACTCCTTGTTCGAAAGAACTTCGTTAGGAATTATGGCATACCACTTCATTAATTATCTTTTAATTTGGCTTCTAAATCTCTTATAATATCAACCTGTTCCTCAATCTTATTAAGGATCATATCAAATGCTGACATCTCTGGTTTGGCATACTTAATTACCGACTCCCATTGTGCCAATTCAATCTTGCTATGTGCAATCTTTACTTTACAAATGACATTAAATGCTGTAGTTTCTAAATCCATAATCGAAAAAAAACCCCAAGACCTTCGAGGGAAAGAATCTTGGGGATAGGATTTCACCTATTTGTTTCGAGTACAATCCCTCAATTGAACTCCAAACTTGGTTTGCAAATATAATACAATTAATTTATTCTTTCACAACTAATTACATTCATAATAGGAATTCCTATTGTCCGTGTTGAATCAGTAGGGTTAGAAAAAATTAATGTTCTATAGTCATCTGTTGCCTCAAGGTACATAGAAACAATTTCTGCCTCCTTGCTACCTAATCTGTAGGCAACTCTAAACTTGTTGATTCGCAACTTCGACTCCGTAGTTAGTTCACGGATATTTACATTGTGATTCTTGATGGCGTAGATTGGTTTCAATACACCACTAACTGATAAATAATTCTGAGCAATCGTTCTGTTTGACATAATATTAATTTGATTTAAGTTTTAAAAGTAAGTCTTGTGGATTGTCCCGTTCGGTAAATCCGTGAACACGACCATTCAAGTCCCATCCATATAATTCGTTAGCACCCTCCCTAAAAGTTAGCCAACCCGCAATCTGATGTCCCCTTGATGCACTCAAGTTAAATCCACTTATCGTAACAGGTTTTAACTCTTTTGTGACAACATCGTAGAATCCTGTATCGTACTTCTCTTTAGTAAATTTGTACAACCCGTTCTTTCTACTGACACCCTTCTCAATATTCCTTAAGAGCCTCAATCTGTCCGACTGATATGCCGAAAGGAATCCTTTAACCGATTTGGATATAGTTAATGGTAGTTCACATTTCTCACAAGACATACTCATCTTGCTCCTATTAGCCCTACTAAAAATCTTAACCAACTCCTCCTCGTTCTGCCTGTAACCACACCATCCACAATTTAACTTGTGATGATTAAGTCTATTACTGAATTCGCCCATACTTTGTTGAACTTTTATGTGTTAAAAATAAACAACCAGTAGTAGCATCTACATAACTCGAATCAAAGTTATCCACCCATTCATCATCTGTAGGATTAAGCACCATTGTTCTTGATTTGTCGTACTGACTCAAGCTAATTGGCTGTGACTTCAAAGAAATTCCAAACCAAATCATAATCGTGCCTATTAAGGCTATCGCAAAAGCAACTGCCCTAAATAAATCTTCTTTATTTTTCATCTTTCTTTGCTGTTATATGTGATGCGAATAAAAATGTTGGTAAGCAAACTATTATTGATGCTAATAGATTTTCCTTATCAAATCGACTTTCCGTAAATGGTAGCAAGCAAAACGCTACAGCAGTCAAGCTACCCGATATAATTTTAAGTTCTTTCATAACATTGTTCTTTAATAAATTACTAATACAAAGTAGGCTGTGGCGACAAATATTAATCCCAAAACCAATTCTAAAAAATCTCCTAATGTTTCGTGCTTCTTCATTATTTCTTTACGATTTCGAATTTAACTGCTTGTGCTGATCCATCTTCAGCATCCTCTACTTCAACTAAAAGTTCGCCATCGTAAGATAACCGAATCTCAAATAGCCTATGCCCCAACGAAAACTCGTACCAAGCCTCGCCAAATTCATAAGGAGAGAATATTACTTCTGCTCTCTCCTCCTTGCTATCAATTCTTGCCGATATTTTAGCAACCATAGTGAACGGATTCACCGATACATTAATCTTTGTCATTACCTTGAAATTTAATTTTTGAATTTGGTTCATCAATAACGAATCCCGTTATCAGATTTTGAATTAACATCTGCTCTGCTATTTGATTTGCTTGCTGTAATGGCATCTTGATTGAACGACACCCCTTCTGCACCATCTCTGTCATAATATTTACATCATTGTAGTATACATCCACCCAATTGGCTAAATATCGATTACTTCGTGACATATTAAACCAATAGTCAAATCCTTGCTCCGACAAATCAAACACAAAAGATTGTGCTAAAAAATTCTGAAAAGATGTAGCCTTTGATTTTAGGAATATCTCTAATGAAATTCCAACATTTTGCTTATGGTACTCTGCTTCCCATAATGCTCGTTCCTCGTAAGTTAAGAGGTCGTAAAAATCTTTTTTCGTACTCATTTTATTGCTTGGTTATTGTTAATTAAAAATTTGCATTAGGGGTTAGTCTAAAGGACAGCACCCCATTGCTCTGCCATAGCATCGGCTATGCCTTGAAATGTTTTACTTCTTAAACTTCTTCGCTCTTCTGGCGACTTAGCCTTCTGCAATGCTTCGTAATACCACATCGCTTGTCGTTTCGGTTTTCCTGTTTTACTATCTATCCACTCCTTAAACTCTCCCTTGTCGACCATATTTGTTGGTACTAACTTCGGTAAATCCTTTAGCCACAAACAAGTAGACTTGCTCGCTGAATCGCCAAACCAATATGGCTGTACGATTTGGTCGGGCTTACGCAACTTCGATGAGATTACGCTAATGGGGTTTTCGATAGCTATTCGTGGAATCTTCGCCATCATCAGCTTGTATACAAACAATAAAGCTTGTCGCTGATTCTCGTACCTCTCCTCGTTAGGGCTACCATCCTTGTTGTACAGATGCCTTGCTCCACTTACAGACAGATAGGTACAAGGGGGATGTGCAATCATTAAATCCCAACCTTTATCTATTACCTCAAACACATCTTGTTGGTAATGCCATTCGGGATGTCCACCACTACAAGGTAGGATGTCACAACTATAGGCTTCAAATCCTAACTTTCTAAACGCTAATGTTACAGCTTGACTTTCTTCGCAAGCAACTAATACTCTCTTCATAATATTTTTTAGGTTAGTCTAAATTTTAAATAAATCTGCAATCGGCTGATCCTTAATAGCCTCAATAATTTTATCGTGAACTTCCTTGATAGCTTGTTGTTCACCAACAATTCTGTTACGATTGGCATACTTGATTAGCCACTCTCTCTGCTTCTCAGAAACTTCGCCCACCCAAAAGTGGATGTCGCAAATCGTTACGATAGCTTTGTCCTCTTGACTTGCATTACGATTCTTTGCAAACCTTTTAATTGTCTGCACATAGTTATCTCTTAATGAGATGTCTTTGCCTTCTAAAATCTCTCGTACATTCATAGCTATATAAATCTGATTGTGTAATTACTTATAAATAAATCTCCACTATTATGCTCTCGCTGAAAGCCTTCCAAAGACCATACATTTCCATCCTCTTCTGACAAAGCAATAAACTCTTCATCTGAATATAATTGTTGGGGCTTCATAAGCATTCCATCATCAACTGCATACACTCGAACTTCTTTAGGGGACTCAATGGTATAACAAGCTTGGCTAAGGGCATCAATCATATTAGTTATATGGTTATGACCAACATCGCCTTCTTCTGTATCTAATACATCGGCAATAAACTCTTGTGCTTCATATAGATGCACAACTAAATCTTCCTTGTTGAATTTTTCTACTGACATTTTTTTAGGGTTTAAAAGTTTACAAAACAATATGATATCCATTTTTCATCAACTGATAAAAACTCATCATTGACATTCGTGCAAAAATCACCAATCTCCTCGTAGCTTAACTTGTGTAGGCAACAGAAATCAGAAAACTGATTTGGTGTAAATTCTTTGCCACTTACATCCTCAAGGATTTTTCTATCTACCTTGCTTGGACTTCCGATAATCATCATTAATTTTTTCATTTCGTTTATTTCGTTTATAGGTTAGACTTTACTTCAGTAAATCGAATAGATACATTGTCTGATGCTCTATCGATTTCTAAAACTTCACATATGTCGTGCCAATAGGTGGACTTAAGGAAATCATCAGCATATATATTTAAGACATTAACCTTCTCAGCAACTTGGGGAACAAAGACTTTGTACTCCTCATATAAAAATTCGTAAGCTTGCACCTTCTCATCTGTAGGCATATCAAACCATTCGAATCTTAACTCGCATAAGATTTCTTCGATTTCTTTGTCTGAACGATTAGACAAAAGAGATAACACATCTATTTGATGTATTTTACTTAAAGCTCCATATGGCATACATCCATACCACTCGTTTAACTTGGTGTTCAGGTCCGCATAGGACTGGGCGATTGAATTGTTCATAAGTTTTTAAATTTTGATTGTTTACTGGTCAATTGTTAAATGATGTACAATATTAAAGCATTAGATTTAAAATTGCAACAATATATTAAGAAAAACTTTAATTTCAGTGACTTTTATCGCATAGGTTATCATTATATATCACAGATTTTGCGTCTCAGATTGGTCGACACGCATATTATATAGTGACAAAAAAAACTTCTTGGGATCGGAATTTTTCATCCTGCAAGTTACCAGCTTCACCTGTAGCCAGACCAGAAAATCAGTAAATAAATTTTTAGACTAACCTAAAAAAATCTTATCAGCTTAGTCGGTTCACCAGACACACTCCAGAAACTTCACCTGTATATATGAAATTTTGCCATCGGGTTCAGTCGTTGTTGATAGTGTTTTTGGTTTTTGGGAGATTTTCCCCTGTTGGACCAGAAAGATTTGTGATCTGTAACCTGTGACTTACAAATAAATTTTTAGACTAACCTAAAAAACCACATCGATTTAACCTGTATTTGCACCAGACGGGATCTTTTGTGATCATCAGCTTCACCAGCTTAGGAACTTGTACCAGATTGAAAGAAATTTTTAGACTCACCTAAAAAACTTTCTAAAGGGATCTGTTTTGCCCAGAGGGATTAGACCTGTGAAAATGGAATTTCACCCTGTTCACGGAAAATTAAAGAATTTTTAGACTGACCTAAAAAATCCTTGAAATCAAACCTGTTTTAACCAGAAGAAACCTGTGGGATCAGAATCTGCTGAAAAAAAAAGAAATGATTAATAAGATACAGCAATTAATAACATCTAATCCCTTGAGAATCGATTATACAGATGTGATGTGATGTTGGATGCTGATATCTTGATTCTAAACGATTATAATGGTACAGCATAACGATTGTGATGCTACAGCAGATTTGTTGTTGATAGTGGATGCGATTGCATAGGGCATAAAAAAATCCCCCACATTTCTGTAGGGGATTCTGTAATCAATGAGATGGTATTAGATGCAATACCATTTGAGATTCTCCATCTCTTCCCATTCGGCTGATGTCAAGGATGCTACATCTTTAGCCTTGAGATAATCGTATCTCTCTTGCCATTCATCGTAGATAGCATCATCCTCATTTTCATAAGCCACATAATCATACCATTTCTTATCGTTAGTCTTAAGGTCTTCCTTGAATGGAATGGTAGGATTGTTTACTACTTTAGGATAATGCACAATGGTTTGATTCGTGTATGTTGGCTTGCTGTTATTGTAAACTTTCTTGCCACCATAATCAACATAGTTAACCTTCTTGTATGTTGCATTGGAAAACCAACATCCTTCGAATTCAGCATCTCTCTGACCTAACTGCTCATTGACAATCGTGTATTCATTGTATGCATTCAAGAATACTAACTTACTGCTACCAATGAACTTCTTAATAAGATTGATGATTGCCTCATTGTAAAGGAAATCGGATGGTAGCTTACGAAGATAGATTTCATTGAACAAGTTCGTATCTGACTTCTTAGCATCTATTCCGTTTAGTTCACCAATTACTCCATTGTGAACGAATGCAATATCCTTGTTAACTTGAAATGGATGGCAGTTCGTTTCGTTTACTCCACCACTTGTGCTGATACGGAAATGTAGTACGACATTGGATGTCGGGAAATCTCTTCTAACCTCGACATACTTATTGTAGAATGCCTCGAATGATTTAACCTCTTTGAAGATATGTAACTGATTGTTTGATTCATCTGACCAAATCATTCCACCACCATCTCTGTTGTTATCCCAACAATTTTTGATAAGAGATTTTTCGAAAGTAACATTTGGTGAATTTAAAATTGCGATACACATATTATTATTTGTTTTGATTGTTTGAAAATTTGTTTGGATAAGGGGAGATTACTCTCCCCATTTAAATTATAATGAACTAATTGCTGAACGAAGATTTGTGAAATCGTAAGAGGAATAATCTCTATCGAATTGCTCTGCCATTGAAATGGAATCAGATATTCTTCTCTTCAGTTTGTCAAGAGTAAAAATCTTGAGCATATGCTTGTGCAAATCAGAAGATGTATCACATAACATATTCGCAACTTCGATGAACGAATCTGATGGATTGTTAGCCATAATTCTTAGCAAATTAATTCGCCATTCCAATGTCTTTACATTCTCCACCAAAGGGAAGATTCTGAATTCGATTCTCTTGTCCATAATCTTTACTGCTTGATATTTTGTGTTAACAGAATTCTTCATTCTGTTCTTCTCTTTTGCCTCACAATAAGAGATGTTAATTCTCTTCTTGTAGATGGCATAGAACAATGGCATATAACCACTAATCATCTCGAATGTATCTTGTCCACTTGTGTAACTTCTACTGAAATGGATGTGACCACCACAAGCATCCTTGAATCTTCCTAAGTTTGCCTTGTCCTCATTCGAATCAATCAAGTTAGGGAATCTTGCCTCGATTGCCTTTGCCTCATTGATAAGGTCATCGGTGAACAATGGATAACAAGGTGATACCAATTCGTATCCGATTGTATCATCCAACGAACCATCTCTTTCTTTCTTCCATCCGAATTCGTGATAAATTTCATTCGCTCCATTAACTGCTCCCAATCGTGTTTGTTTCTCGATTTCAACACCAATCTTGAATACGATTTGAGATGGCATATTGATTGTCTTCACTTGTTGTGATGAATGATAACCGAAACGCTCATTGCGAAAGTTACGAGATGCACAATCCACCATATCGTGAGATGCATCTACATCTCTTCTGCAATGTGAACAAAAGATTTGTGTATATCCATTTGCTACAGCAGATTCTCTGTCGAAATAACGGATTCCATCGTGTATGGTATTGCGATATGGTCTTAAGATGCTAAGTGAATCTGCTGTCACTTTTAATTCCACCATTTCACCTTCTGAATATCTCCACAATCTTCTTGATTCGGTATAAAATTTAACCAATTCACCTTCCACTATTGTATGCAATGTTGTTGCTATGTCAAGAGGAATAGTGCAATGGTTAATAGCATCGAATACCAATGATGGGTGAGATGGATGGTAGTAGATTGGCAATGAGAAAGAACTAACTTGCGACATCCGTACAAGGTCTCTTCCATCAACATAATCAGCAGAATTGTAGCTACCATTTCTACGATACACAAACTTGTAATCCTCATCACCTTGTCTAACCAATCGCAAATCTCCCCACATATGTCTATCTGCTACCTTAAGGTCAATCCATCTGAATTCATCCATTGACCAAGCATATCCCGCATTGAATCTGTCTATTGCAGATTTGAATGTGTATGTCTTGCTTCCGTATTGGATTTGAACAGCGGGACAATTGCCCAAATCAAATGAGCGTTTTGTGATGTATGTATTGCCACCTTGAGGTGAACGATGGATGCGAATTGCATCTGTCTTCAATGCATATGCCGTTTCCCAATCCAAGCCATTCCAATTGCTTACTGCTGTAATCTTTGTTGCCTCATTTGATGTGGCATCATTGATGTAGTTTACTCTTGAAAACCATCTCCCATCGTGTAATTGAGATGCTACTGATGAATCGATTGATTGTCCGAAAATTGTTGTTACGATTGACATAATATTATTGTTTTGATTGTTTATGGATTAGTTTAGTTTATCAGTTTTGAGATGCATTGTCGATGAAATAATCGAATTCGAATTCTTCTCTCCATTCGTGAATGGTTTGTTCATCCTTGAATTCTTGACCATTGTATGTCGCTGTCATTGGGACATCTTCTGCCTTGTCGGATGATAACATCACCAATGTAATTCCACTCATCACAGCCCATCCGATGGTACAGATGATTGCTTCAGCGAATGCATTGTGATGGATGCTGAAGATGGTCATTGGTAGGAAGATTTGAGATGCTACCAACATTGCAATTTGTTCTACTTTTTTCATTGTGTTAATTGTTTTGATTGTTTATGGATTATTTGATTTTGCCATTTGGGATGCAAACCAGTTTAACTGCATTTTAAGTTTACTGCCTCTGTATGATTTGCTGTCCCTTTTGACATTTCAAATATAACACAAAAGCATTAGTTTACAATAGGTCATTGAAGATATTTTTTGCCTATGCTATAGGTGATTCGCTGTGGCAGATTTTGGTACGAAAAAAAATTGCTGTCTTGTACCTATGTGATATTGGATTGATATGGTTATGGTCTTTTGTTTTATTGGTTATGTTCGAGCGGATTGTTCGTTCTCTCTCTCTGTATGTTGGGACAAAAAATCTGATGTGATGTAAGGATCAGACACATACCAGTGTTAAAGCATATGTATTAGATCGCAGTAAAATGTGCCTTCAGACATTGGAAATTAGGTTTTTGGATTGCAAAAGCGAAACCCACCCACTTACAAATATCGATTTCGCGAATTTTGCTGGTCGGAACCCAATAATATATATAACCCTAAGAACACAAGCCTACGCTACAAAATAATAAACACATAGTAAACTTTAGTGCACACTTACTGCTACACTTAATCCTTGCCACGCTGACAAGCTGAAACATACATACTTGACCAACATATCATCTAAGGTAAAAATCCTCGCTTAGAATCAATTGCTATGAAAATTGCGAATAATGCTATAACTTTGGATTTATATAACCAAACAAAACAATTATGCTATCATACGAGCTTACTCAAGCATCGCCTAACTCTCTGATTGTAGAGATTGGTGCACAGTACGATGACACAGTTCAATATGGGTCATTACAGATATTTATAGACCCTTTATTTAAACCCACACACAATGCAAGAATATACGGAGTGGTTAAAGCAGTACCAAAAGGCAAATGCTATAACGAAGACGGAATTGAAATTGAAGCAGATGTACGGGTGGGCGATAAAGTATACTTTCATTACCTTGCTACATTCGATGAGAATGCTTGTATATATGGTAACTATTATCGCATTCCTTATTGCTGGATTTTCTGCGTTGTTAGGGGTACTGATATTATACCTATTGGTGGGTGGACGTTCTGCGAGAAGATTGTTGAAAACGAAGATGAATTTGAGGAGATAGAAGTTGGTGGAGTTAAGATGTCTGCGGTAAAAAATTCTTTTGGTCTCGTTACATCTGTTACAAAAGAAGACTCAACTAAGAGGGCAAAGTTGGCTCATATTGGAAAACCATTAAAAAATGTTGATGCAATTGATGTTAACGCAGGTGAAATTGTTGTCATAGACAAAAATACAAACTTTGAAAACGTGATTGAAGGCAAAACCTACTATACGATACGTCAGAGTGATATTTTATGTAAAAACTAAAACATTTGTAGATGCAACTATAGTAGCACTAAAACATTTGTAGATGCTTGCCGAGTAGCAGGGGGGGTGATTGCGGGGTAGCAGGGGGGTGCTACTATAGTATCACCATAATATTAAATATAATATAAGAGTTAACATTAAAAAATATATGCTCAATTATTTTTGAGATAATTTAAAAAAGATTTTTCAACCCTAAAAGAAGAAGAAAAAAAAGTAGTTAAGTTCCGCCCCGCCCTGCCGCTCCGACCTTCGATAAACCAACATAGATATGGCATTATTTTTAGATACAGATTTTGATGATTTAACACTTGATGTGTTGGACAAGAACTTGGGAAAGAATCCACTTGTTAAGCAGATATTTGGAGAGGGTATATCGACTGTTGACCTAACTATTATTAAGTACGTTGTCCTTCTTTATGATGTAAAGTCTCCGCTTAGACTAAAGATACCTGATATCATTAACAGGAAAGAGGAGTGTGCTGAGATGGTAGGATTGAAGTCTGGAAGGGAAGAACTATTTGATTTAAGCCATCCAAAAGTGTTGGGCTATATCAATCAGTACCTACGCTTTCAATCGTCCAAGGTGTGGTCAGTATTGGCGGCTAACGAAGAAGTGCTGTGGCAGTATCAGCAAGAACTATTGACCCCTATCGTAAACTTCAAGAACGACAAGGATAAGTTGCAAGCTTTGGAGATTAAGACAAAGTTGATGAACGAGTGCGATGCTATTATTAAACGCATCGAAGCGTATGAGGAAAAGTTATTTGGAGATAACAAAGAGAAGAAGGACCAGATATTAAATATGACCCCTGAAGCCATAGCTAATGTATAGAGAACATAAGAATTGTAAGAAGCTTGAGATTAATGGGATTACGGTTAATGTACCTCCTATTGGGCAGGTATATAATATCCTAACGAATACTTGGGAGAAGAGAGAACCTATCAAGCGTTCTATGCGTAAGGAGAATCAATATTGGGAACGACAACAACCTCCAAAAGATTATGAATCGAAACGAAAGAAGGAAATTTCTACACAAAAGCAAAACCCCGACTACTACAACCCCGAACTACAGAACTATCGTAACCAAGAGTGGGACAGAAGACTTAATGGTCTTTGGTTTTATAATAACGGTCACGCTACTTATGTTACTGGTCTACATTACTTTTATTTAACACATTGGAAGCTTGATGTCGGCTATCCCGATTTCCGTATGACCGATGTTCACTTTTTCTACTTTTTGGAATACTGTATGCAAGACCCACGCAGTTTGGGAATGATTGAGGTAACCAAGCGTAGACAGGGTAAGACTATGAGAGCAGGGGCTTTTTTGTTTGAGCTCACCTCCAGAAGTAAGAATAAAAATGCGGGCATACAATCCAAGACATTTGAAGATGCTAAAGAGCAAGTGTTTCAGAAGGGTGTGATTATGCCATTTAAGTACCTACCCGATTTCTTTGTACCGATTTACGATACAGAAAAGGGTATGACCCCAAAAGGGGAACTGCGTTTCTTTAAGACAAACAAGCGTGGGGCGACCGAAGACAACTTTGATAAGAAAATTGAATTAGAATCTACTATAACTTTTAAATCTTCTGATAAATTTTCTTACGATGGAACGAAGCTCCACAGATACCTTGCCGATGAAGCGGGCAAAACAAAAAGCGTTGATGTTTACGAAAGACATCAAGTTGTTCAATTCTGTTTACAACAGGAGGAACATATTATTGGCAAGGCGTTATACACAACAACAGTCGAGGAGATGGAAGATGGTGGTGCTGCGTTTAAACAGTTATGGATGGCTTCCAATCAACTCGAACGAGATAAGAATGGAAGAACTAAGTCTGGTCTTTATCAATATTTTATGCCTGCATATAAAACGCTTTATTACGACAAATATGGCTTTGCTGACGAAGAAAGGGCGAGGGAACATTATATGAACGCCCGTGAAGCGTTAATGGACGACTCAAGGGCTTTGGCTTCATATATCCGTAAGAATCCATTTACGATTGAGGAGGCATTCTTTAGTGAGGGGGAAACTTGTTTGTATGATGCGATGGCTCTTAATAGGCAGTTAGAAACGATATCGTGGATTGACAAAAAAGAACTATATTTGCAAGGAGAATTTATTTGGGAGAACGGAGTTCGTGACTCACGAGTTGTGTTCAAGGAATCTTCAAATGGAAAGTTTCTTGTACTAAAGGAGGCAAAACCTTTTGATACGGAGGCGTATAACCAAGTGGAGGAGTTCGGTACTAAAAAAGTTCCAAAGGCAAAAACTAAATACGCAATCGGAGTTGACCCCTTCGACCATTCAATCACAACAAGTAATGAACGCTCTGATGGAGCAGCATATGTCTATAGACGATTTGATGCTACCGATGAGTTGAGTGAAACATTCTTGGTAGAATATTTGAACAGACCCGACAAGGCTGAAATATTTTATGAGGATATGATTAAGCTTTGTCATTTCTTTGGTTGTGACATTTTATCTGAGGATCAAAAAATTGGATTGATAAAGTATTTTGAGTACAGGGGGTATGAAAGATTTTTAGTTAAAATGCCCAATTCTACAAAGTATGGTATATCTGCGAGTACGAAAGTACACCAACAGATTGCCGAGGAAACAGAAAGTTATGTAATGGACAATTTACATAAAGTAAAATTTCCAAATCTTTTACAGGATTGGTTGCACTTTGATATAAAAAATACTACTAAATTTGATGCGGCAATGGCAAGTGGTTATACTTTAATTTCAGCAAGTAAATCAAAGTTTGCCCAAAAGATTGAACAACAACAAAAACTATATGAAATACGAGATGTATTTCCGTTTTAATTATGGACAATAACGATAACCAATATCTTGGCTTTCCGAGCCACTTAATTGATTCCTCTCAAAAGGACAAAAAATGGATAGCTCAATATCTTAAAGCCGCTTGGCGAGATTTTTCTACCTACTATCCTAACCAACTTTACAATGGTCGTGACAAGTACCACGAAACAAAGTTGTATATGCTTGGTAAACAGTCAGTTACGAGATATAAAAAATTGTTCCAACCAAGTCAGACCGCAAATGAGGATCAGTCTTGGATTAACATCAACTGGGATATCCTTCCGATTATTCCAAAGTTCCGTAGAATTGCACTTGCTACATTATTAAAATCCGACTACTCAATTTCTGTAGATGCGATTGACCCTATAGCACAAGACGATAAAAAAGAGTTTTACGCAAAGAATGCAGCAGCGTTAATCTTAAAGGATGAATTCCAAAAGCAAGGTATTGACCCATCATTGGTTCAGGACCCCGATGTTGATGCAGCAAACCTTAAGGAGCTTGATATGTATATGAACTATTCATATAAGCATCGTATGGCTATTGAGATGGAGCAAGCGTTAGAGCTTATTTTCTCTCAAAACAAAATTGCACAACAGCGTGAAAAGGTAATTGAAGATTTAGTTGACATTGGTATCTCAGGATACAAAGATTATGTAGATGCTGGCGGTAATATTAAAACTCGATATGTATCCCCATCTAACTTGGTAATGTCTTACTCTATTGACCCTCAATTTGAGGACGTACAATATTTAGGAGAGGTTATCGAGATTACCATTTCTGAACTAAAAGAAATTGCGGGAAGCGAAATTACTGAGGCACAATATGAAATAATTGCAGAGAAATACCAAAACAAACTTGGTAACCCTGCATTATTGAAGAATGTCAACTCAAATATGAATCGGAACTACGATGGTTTCCGTATTCGTGTATTAGATTTAGAGTTCTACTCTACAAATCAGCTTATCCTTGAGGAGAGAACAAACTCAAAAGGAAACTTGGTTGTGGGTAGAGCTGCAAAGGCAAAAGCAAATCGTTCCGATAAAAAGTATAGCAAAACAGATTACAAAGTAGTTTATCAAGGAAAATGGATTATCGATTCAGAAATTTTCTTTGATTGCAAGCTCGCTACAAATATGAAGCGTTCTAAATCTGATTTGACTAACACTACATTGTCTTACCACGTTGTCGCTCCACAAATCTACCAAATGAATACATATTCTTTGGGAGAGCAGATGAAGCCAATTGCGGACCAGATTCAAATGGCTTGGTACAAATTACAAAACGTAATGTTGCGAGCTCGTCCAAGAGGTATTATGATTGAGCTTGGTGCTTTAGAAAACGTACCTTTGGGTCGTGGAGGTAAGGCATTGAAGCCAATGGAGATTATTGACTTGTACAATCAAACAGGTAACTTAGTTTACCGTAGATTGAACGAAGAAGGTAATGCAAGTAACTATAAGCCTATTGAGGAATTAGATAATGGTATTGGTAGCGAAGCAGTTCAATACTTTAACATCATTACAAATAACATTCAGTTGTTGAGAGATATCCTTGGTTTCAACGAAATCACAGATGGCTCAACGCCTGATCCTCGTACATTAAAAGGTGTTGCGAAATATGCATCTGAGTCAACAAACAACTCACTTGACTTTATTAAACGTGCAGAGCGTAACTTACTTGAAAGATTAGCTTACTCATTAACACTAAGAATTCAAGATGCTGCAAGCAACGGCACTATTGATGGATTTATCCGTGCATTAGGGTCAAGTACAGTTCAATTCTTTAAGTTAGACCCAAATGTTTCAGCATACGAGTGTGGATTGGTTATTCAACAAAAACCTACCGAAGCTGAACTTGAGAAGCTATCAAGAAGAATTGAGCAAGCTATTCAAGCGGGACAAATCACTTTAGCTGATGCTATGATGGTTGAAAATTTAGAAAACCTAAAGTATGCTGAGGTAATGCTTGCTTACAAGATTTCTAAGAACCAAGAAGATGCTCAGAAACGTGCAATGGAGCAACAGCAAATGAATGGACAAATTCAACAGCAGTCAGCAATGGCGGCAGCTCAAGCACAACAGCAAACAGCTCAACTTGAAGGTCAAATTAAAATGGCAGTTATTCAAAAAGAGAAAGAGCTTGAGGCACAGATGCTTGCAATGAAACTTCAGATGGAAGCACAAATTGAGCAAATGAAAGTTGAAGGAAAAATCAATATGAGCAAAATCGAAGCAGATTCAAGAGAATATATTGCACAGATTAAGAAATCTGGCGAGAAATCTACTCCGAAAATTGCAACTAATGAAAAATAGTTTATAGTTTTGTGTAACCAAACAAGAAAAAGATGGCAGAGCCAATTAATTTAGATGAACTGTTAGATAAAAATGAAACAGTAGTTGAAGATACAACACAAATATCAGATACCGAATCGGTTGATAACGCAGATGATTCTGCTGAAGGCGAAGGAGTTGATGATGTTGTTGAAAATAATGATTCTCAGAAAGATGAGAATTTAACAGAAGAAAATGCGGGTACAGAGGAATCTGAGGAAGAGGTTTATGTTAAAACGGATGGAAGCAATGATGATGTTGCTGATTCCGACAAGGAAGACCTTAGCCAAGAAGATAAATCTGCACCTACAGAGTATAAATTCAAGGACGACTTTATTAAAAAAGCTGTTGACTACTACGAGACGTATGGTACGCTACAGCCTTTTTTAGAAGCCACTCAACTTGATTACGATGCTGTTACTGATGAGGAGTTACTAAGAATTAAATTCGATAAGGAAAATTCTGACTTAAGTCCAAAGGCAAGAGAGCGGATGTTTCAAAAAGAGCTTGAGAAATATAATCTTGATTCTTACGAAGAAGATGACATCGAAATTGGGCAAGCATTATTAAAGCGAGATGCAAATAAGCTTAGACAAAATTTCAAGGAAGAGCAAAAACAATTCCTACAGTCTATCCAACCGCAAGGACAGGAACAAAATCAAGCTTCGCAAGAAGAACTTGCTGCCCAACAGGCACAAATTAAGCAAGTAGCTGAAAGCGGAGTTTCGGGTGTACTGAAAGACAACTTTGTGAAAGTTGCAGCTAATGGGGAGGGAATTAACTTCCAAGTTGCTGACCCACAGAAAGTTGTTGATTTTGCACTGGATTCAACTCAATTTTTGTCTAATTTCTCAAAAGGAGATGGCAGTATTGATTGGGAGAAATGGGTTAAAGTAGTCGCATTTACTGAGAACCCTGACTTATTTGTCGGTGAACTAATTAAGCACGGCAAGTCCTTGGGGAGAAAAGCGATGGAGGCTGAGTTGAAAAATGTTACACCAAGTGTGAAATCGAAATCTGTTGTTGCGGAAAGTAGCGAAAGCGACAATCCATATGACGACAAAATTGGTTTCCTTCGTGGTATGACAGTTACAAGGAAATAAATTACTAACTACTAAAGATTACTACAATGGCTATTGCAGCAGGTAATATCGATCGTTCGTTCTTATCGACCGTATCGTTTACAAACACGTTGGAGCAACGTGAAATTTTAAAGGATGTATTAGACATCTATGATGAAGAAGCATCTATGCTTGATGTATTGGATTGGACAGGTCGCTCAAAAGCTACTGCTCAAACTGAATACTTCACAGTACAGAACAACTTCTTGTACGCTACAGCTACAGTTAAGACTTTAACTACTGCTGGTTCTGCTGGTGCTTCTGCATCTATCGTTTGTACTGGAGCTACTTCAGTTAAGCCAGTTGTTGGTGAGTTAATGTTATTCGCTAATGGTGTTGTTGGTTATGTATCTGCTGTTGATTCAGCTACTGACTTTACAATTACTGTTAAGCCTGTTAACTCTGCTGACGTTATCCCTGCAGTTGCAGTTGGAGCTAAGTTATCATTTATGTCTAACGCATATGCTGAAGGTACTGGTTCTAACCAAATGCGTAAGTCTGACTTGATTAAGCGTTCTAACAAATTGCAAATCTTCAAAACTAAAACTTCTATCACAGATATCGCTTACGGTTCTAAGATTGAGGTTGAGTTCAAAGGCAAGCCTTACTACTTCTTAAAGCAACAACACGATGCGTATTTGAAGCACCGTATGGACATTCTTTATGCAGTATTGTTCGGTCGTGAGTCAGCTGGTTTGACTGATGCTTCTGGTAATGCAATCAACACAACTCGTGGTTTGCGTGACACTATCGCTAACGCAGGTGGTATCACTTCTAACACAGCTACAGGTGGTACAGTTGCTTTATCTGACTTATCTGCTTTGTCTCGTTTGATGGATGCTAACCGTTGCCCAATTGAATATCAATTGTGGGCTGGTGCTGACTTTGACAATGCTTTTGATACTAATATTTCTTCTACTTCTCCATTCTTGAATGGTGGTATTAACTACGGTTCTTACAACGGTAACAAGGATATCGCTATCGCATTGGGTATTCAATCATTTAATGCTTACGGACGTACTTTCCACAAGAAGCGTTTAAATGCATTATCTCATCCACAAATCACTTCTACAGCAACTAACATCGCTTTCACTAAAGAAGCGTACTTAATCCCTGCTGGAAAAGTTAAGGTTGAGCAAGGTGGTGGACAAGTAGACCGTATGCAATTACGCTACTTAGAAATGGCTGATGGTATCAACTCTCGTTTCCGTGAGAAAATGTTGGGCGGTCTTGCTCCAACTCCAACTTCGGATACTGATACACTTGATATCGTGTACAGCTCTATCGAAGGTTTAGAGACAGTAGGTAACGAGCACTTCGTTAAATACTCTATCTAATCGATTTGAGTTAAAATTGGGGGAGGAGAAATTCTCCCCTTTTTTTGTTTAAAGAATATTATATACATTTGCGTAACCAAACAATAAAAGAATATGAAACCATCTGATTTCAATAATTACTCCCCATCTTACAAAAGAGCTTTAAAACCCGATGAACGTGCTTCTTATCGAGTTGCAAACGTAAGACCTGACCCAGATAATTACGGCAAGTTTTTAATTCCTGCAGCATTTCAAATTCCTTCAACTGACATTATCTACGATAAGCAGAAGCAAGAGTTTATTAACATTGCAGCAATTGAACGCCAAGATGAAAAAGGTGAAGCACAATTTTTGAACATTGTATTTACGGCATCCAATATGGGATACCTATTCCTTAATGGAAATAACCCTGTTCATCAAAAAATTTATCAGTTCCTTGAGTTGTGTAACTTCAATGGCTCAAACAAAGATAGAAATGCTCCTAATGGAGAAGAACCTATGTTTGTTAGAATTGATAACAAGAAAGAAGCAATGGAAGAACGCCAATTGCGTAAAATTATTGCACAAGCAGTAACTGCCGCAATGGATTTAGATGATGTTAAAGTAAAAGAGGTTGGACAAGCACTTGGAATTGAAGCTGAAACTATCGAAGAGATTCGTAACTTAGTTGAAGATTTCGCAGAGACTGATCCTCAGGAGTTCTTGAAAATTGTAGAAAGAGCTTCTCTTGCATCTGAATTTATTTTAAAGGAGGCTGTTAAGAAAGGAATTATTAAAAACAATATCAATGCACAAGTATTCGAGTGGGTTGATACGGAGAAAGAAATCTTTAAGTACAAGAAAGCCGCTGGCAAGAACTACTTTAAAGAATTAGCCGATTACTTAGAAGAAAACAATCCAGATGAGCTAAATGCCATCAAGACCCGACTTGGGTAAATCCGATTACAGGATTGATTGTTTGGTTTCGGTTAATTAGAAGGGGTCGCATTTTGTGACCTCTTTCTTTTTTCATAGCAAAGGAAATTATAGTATATTTACACAAATTATATTAGGCTTTGAAATGGCAATAGGATTCAATATACAGTTTAGGATTAATGAAAAGACTCAATCAAGAGTAATTCGCCTAACCGATACATCTACTGGCTTTACATTAAGTAAGGGAAACTTCTCTATTGTATTTCCTGATGGATCAGCAATTAATCATACGGATTTTCTAAGTCCCGATATCTCAACTGCTGGTGGCTACTATGAATATCAAGCCCCAACAGACATATATAACAATGTTTTAACGGGTGCGTACTCAGTTACATTCGTTGCAATTGATAGCACATCTACAACACATAACTTACTTCGCTCGTTTGATTTTAATTGGGCAAAACCAACTAATGGCATAGTAAATAAGTCCGATGTACTTATTCCAGAGGTAAAGTTTGAGGATACTACATCTTACTCCCCGATTGGTAGCTTTTCGGGAACATTATCAAGAACACTTGCTTGTTCATTTCCTACAACATCAGAAGCTTCGGCAGTAGCACCAATATCGACTGTTTCGTCAAGTGTTATTGATATTATTAGCTCAGGCAAGTATTACGATGGAACTTATAGCCCAACAGCTGATATTGCAATTACATATTCACATAGCACAAATACTTGGTTATCGGTATACTATGTAGAATTATTCACAAAGACATACTTAATTAAAAGATGTCCTACTCAAGTAGAATTAGTTGTTAAAATAAATAACTACAGAGCATTAATTGATGCATACAAGGAGAAGAATGACACACAATTCAATACATTAAGCGAGCAATATGACTTGGTTATTGCATTATACTCTCACTTAATTACACGCTACGAAACATCTACACAAGATGGCTCTGAACCTGTATTGCGTGAATTATTGTCAATTCTTGAGCCGTATGCTACATCATACACTCCTCAGTTAACAAGAATGCTTCCTTTTGAAATTGCTTCAACTGGAACCAACTCATTCAGTATATCTGATGGAACAAACACAGATAGTATTCCACTTGGTAGCACATTGTTGTTATCGTCGGGCAATCCAGCGTTTACGATTAACGTAGCAAACAATATTGTTACATACACACCTACATTCGGCTCAACTTCAAACACATTTGCACAAGGTAATGACACTCGCTTCCATAATGCCGTAACTATTGGCACGGCTAACGGGCTTTCTTTGGCATCTCAGGTACTTTCTCTTGCTCTTGCAACAACAAGTACATCTGGGGCATTTTCAGCGTCTGACAAGGCAAAACTCGACGGCATAGCTGCGGGAGCAAATACAGGTACAGTAACAAGCGTTGCAATATCAGTTCCTTCGGCATTCGCTGTTAGCAACTCGCCTGTCACAACAAGTGGAACGATTAACATTTCTGCAACAGGTAGCCCATTACAATACATTACGGGAGCAGGAGCTTTGTCAACATTCTTAACAGATGTTCGTGCTGGAATTAGCTTAACAACAACTGGCACATCAGGTGCTTCTACATATAACTCTACTACAGGAGTATTAAATATTCCACAATATCAATCTGTATTAACAAATCCTGTTACGGGTACTGGTACAACTAACTATGTGCCTAAGTTTACAGCAGTCACAACATTAGGGAATAGTAATATTCAGGATTCGGGTTCTTTAATTACATTAGGAAGTAATACTAATATCAATGGATTTATTAGTGGTTCAGCAGGAAAAGTTTTACCAACAGGAAATACATTTGCAGGGCAAACATTTAATATTACAGGTAGTGCAGATGGGTGGAGTTTAGTTAATAGGAATTCTTGGAATATTAATGATGATACATTCACGACAAATGGTTTTACTATTTATGATAATAGATTAATTATCACAAGAAGTTCCACTGCATCTATTGGTTGGGTTAATCATCAATCAATTGTACAAAATAATGGAACTGCTGCACAATCGGCGACAGGAAATATATCTACATCGCAAGGAACGGGAAATTTTAATTCATTTATTGGATATAGAGTAGGGGCATCAGGTAATCCAGCAAATACGAATTCATATACTGAGTATGTTGGATTTAAGATGCAATATACTCCGCAGAATGTAACTAATTATTACGGAGTTTCAATTGCCGACTTTACAGGCACTACATTATCAAGAGGTGTTGAATTAAATTTAGCATCAGGTACAGGCAAGTTTAATATTTACGCACAAGGAACTGCATCAAACTATTTGGCAGGTTCATTGGGGATTGGTACGACTGCCTTGACAGCCATAAATGTAAATGTTGGTAAAACAATTACAGGTGGAACAGTTGCTAATGGAATTTCTCAATCAGGTGCAGTTCAATCAGATGTAACATCAGTTGTAAATAGTTTTAATTCCGTTGCAACAACACAGGCATCAGCATTTACATTAGCCAATTATTACCATTACAATACATTCCAATCAACAATTGGTGCAGGTAGTGCAATTACAAATCAATATGGGTTCGCAGTAAATTCAAATTTAACAGGTGCGACAAACAACTACGGATTTTATGGAAACATATCATCAGGTACAGGACGTTGGAACTTGTATATGACAGGTACTGCTCAAAACTACTTGGCAGGAGATACAGGTATTGGAACTACTACACTCGGAACTTCAACTGCATTAACTATTGGTGGAACAGAAACTGCTGCATCAGCTATTGCAAGGGGACAATTAGTTAATACAACCTTAGTAGCTTCCGCAAATAATGATGTGTTAGTCGGATTGGATATTACCCCTACGTTTACTAATGGTGCGTTTACAGGAGTAAGCAATGTAGCATTAAGAGTTAATGGGAATATTAATACTACCTCTGCTGGAGCCTCATCTATAGGTACAGGTAGTGTTCCTTTTGGAAATGGAATATTTAATAACATAGTCTACGCAGCAACATTTCAAGGTTATAGTGGTGGATTTAACTTTAGCGTTTCTGGTACTAATATGGGAAGATTTAATGCTACCACAGGAAACTTAGTTCTACAAAACGGTGGAACTTATACAGATATTGCATCATCAAGGCTTACTATAAATTCAACAACGCAAGGCTTCTTGCCTCCTCGAATGACTGCTACTCAGAGGGCTGCAATAGCTTCTCCTGCTGATGGATTAATTGTATTCCAAACTGACGGAACAATAGGCTTATACGTTTACGCATCTGCTGCTTGGCACGCTTTAACAATGTTATAATATGACTTACAACTGGGAATTAAAAGAAGGAGCATTAGAAACAATACCAAGTTTAAATGGTAGAGATAATGTTGTTGTAGTAATTAACTACGATAGAGTTGGAGCTAATGAGCAAGGAAACTCATTCTCTTTAGCTGGGCAATTAGTATGCCCTGAGCCATCTCCTATCGAGTTTATTGCACACGAAGATTTAGTGAAAGAAGATATTGAGCAATGGTTAGACGTATTAGTTGACACAACTGAAATGGATATTGCCATTGAACAAGAATTATTAAAAACAAAAACCGTATCTTTACCCCTACCTTGGGCTGATAATAATATATAAAAAATGGGCATAGCAAATATTTCAGGCAATATAGTTTCTGATAGCGGAGTCAATTTAAGTTCTAAGGCTGACTTGGTTGGCGGATTAGTTCCGTCATCTCAATTACCTTCTTACGTTGATGATGTGTTAGAATATGCAAATCTTGCGTCTTTTCCCGCAACAGGGGAGACAGGTAAGATTTACGTTGATTTAGCTACAAATAAAATCTACCGTTGGAGCGGAACTGTTTATATTGAGATTAGCTCTTCAGCAGGCGGAGGCGGAACTTGGGGTAGCATCACGGGTACATTGTCAAATCAAACAGATTTGCAAGCGGCTTTAAATGCCAAGCAAGATGACCTAAACGGAACTGGTTTTGTTAAAGCAAGTGGAACTACTATTACTTACGACAACTCGACTTATTATCCTCAGCCTACAGGAACTACTGCTCAGTATATTACTGGAGATGGAACTTTAGCGACATTTCCTTCTTCAATTGCATCTGCAAGCCAATTAACTACTTTTGGAAGAAACTCTACAGGAGCTACTTTATATAGAGGTACTATAGTTTATATTTCTGGTGCAACGGGTAATATTCCAAATTTCAGTAAATCTCAAGCAAACGGAGAAGGAACATCTGCAAGAACATTTGGTGTTGTTAAAGATGATATCGCTAATAATGCAGATGGATATATTGTAACAAACGGAACGATTGACAATTTAGACACTCGTTCGGGAGCTACATATCCGTTTACATCTGACACATTAGTTGATGGAGACACAGTTTACTTAGACCCAACTACTGCAGGATACATTACAAGAACAAAACCATCTGCACCAAATCACTTAGTGTATATTGGTAAGGTTATTCGTACATCTCCTACTAACGGAACAATTGTTTATCAGATTCAAAACGGATATGAGTTAGACGAGTTACACGATGTTCAAATAGGTTCTTATGTAAACAAAGATGTACTTTATAGAGATACTACTACTAATTTATGGAAAAATGCTTCCATTGCAACAGTATTAGGGTACACTCCTTACGATGCATCAAATCCAGCAGGATACACTACTAATGTAGGTACAGTTACATCTGTTGCTGCATTAACTATTGATTCAGCAGGTAGCGACATCACCTCAAGTGTAGCAGATGGGACTACAACTCCTGTAATAACACTTAGTGTACCTGACGCGTCCACCATTGCAAGAGGTGTTGTAAATAATGGAACTCAGACGTTTGGTGGTGCTAAGACATTTTCTGGAAATCTAAGTGTAATTAATGGCTCTTTTAGTGTTTCTGGTAATACTACATTAACAACATCTACGGGTAGCACTACAATTGCAATTGCAACAGAAGCTACTGTTTCTGGAGCGACAAAGACGATAAATATCGGTACAGCTGGATTATCTGGCAGTACAACAAATATTACTATTGGTTCTACAGCTGGAACAAATGCCGTAACAGCAAGAGGTACTTGGACGTTTGCTGGCAATATTACTGCGGCTACAATTATTAAGTCAGGTGGAACTTCATCTCAATTTTTAAAAGCCGATGGTTCTGTTGACTCAAATACTTATTTAACTTCGTTCACGGAAACAGACCCAATTTATACAGCAAGTTCTTGGTACACAACTACTAACAACGCTTCCAATTGGAACACAGCATACGGTTGGGGAAATCACGCTTCAGCGGGATATTTAACAACATCTTCTGCCGCATCTACTTACCAACCATTAGATGCCGACTTAACTGCTATCGCAGGGTTAGCTGGCACATCTGGTTTCTTGAAGAAGACAGCTGCTAACACTTGGAGTTTAGATACGTCAACATACCTAACTTCATATACTGAAACAGACCCTGTTTATGTAGCAAGTTCTTGGTACACAACTACTAATAACGCTTCAAATTGGAATACAGCTTACGGGTGGGGCAACCACGCTTCAGCAGGGTATTTGACAAGCATTACATCAAGCAACGTAACAACTGCTTTAGGATATACACCTGTAACTAATGCTCGTACTTTAACGATTAATGGTACGACGTATGATTTGACAGCGAATAGAAGCTGGACGATTAGTGGTTCGGATTCTACTAAGTTACCTTTGGCTGGAGGCACAATGACTGGGCAGATTGTTTCTACAGTTACAGAGGTGTTAAAAATGACATCTGACAACTGCTATATTTCTGGATGGAATACAGCAGGAACAACAAGATACGGATACTTGCAGTTTGGAACTGGCTCATTGAACCTATTTTCAGAGGCTGGAGCTGCACTAAATATAGGTGCAAATTCCACAAGTAGAATTTACATTTCAGCCGCAGGAAACACAGGTATGGGTACAACATCGCCCTTATCAATGTTGCACTTATATGGGGGAACTTTTACAGTAAATAGTAGCGGAACAAGTGATGTTGCGGGAGGTATGAGAATCATATCGCACTCTGTTAAAAAAGTGGGAGGTGCTAAATTTATTAAGATTTACGCAGGAACAAATAACTATTTTACTGGATTTATCTTTGGATACAACTTTGACGACTATCCTCCAAATTCAGCTACTAATACTGGAGCTGGATTCTCATATCAATTTGGCGGCTGGAGCGATGGCAGCGGAGCTTGTGGAGACAAATATTTCGACTTAACCCATTTCGGAGGAAACAATGTTGGCAATATGGGAAGAGAAATGAATACAGATGGTAACGGATATATTCTTACATCTCCAACAAACACGGGAGCTGGAGGGTATAAATGTTCCGCAACTATTATGTTATTTGCAAGAGATATGTCTAAAATTTCAATTACTTACTATTAATTGACAAGCAATGATTAATTATACAACAGCAATAAAGGGTGTGAAATACCATAAGGTAGAAGGCAGTCTTCAAAATGTAATTAAGTGGGTTAGCGTTATAAAAACTGGCAAGCACAAAGATGGATATATAGGAGATTTTTGGGAAAAGTTAGAATTTGAAACTCCACACGAATCACAATTTACGCCATATGAAAGCATTACTGAGCCAATGATGATGTCTTGGATTGATTCTCATCCATCTGAATTTAATAAGAAGTCAGAGGAATATATTTCCAATTACATCCAACAGCAAATTGATTCAAACGAAGTAGAAACAGAACAGTTACCTTACGCATAATATGGCACAACTACCTGATAATATAGTTTCGATAATGATGGTTGACAATGCTGGGGCAGTAGTATCTGTGCCAGTTGGAGACTTGTTTTCTCAGACTACAGCAAAAGCAACTACCACTACAGCTACTCCTACAACAGCGAATGTTGCAAATAATGCAACCGTTGTAACTAATACTGTAGAAAGCACAATCACATTAGATATTTCTGCCGATGAGAACTATATCCCATTAGTAAATCCCGAAAGTAATAATTTAATAAACTCCATATTATTCCAACAAGGCAATAAAATAGGGCTAAATACAATCTCGCCTAATTATTCTTTTGATATAAAGGAGGGGTCGTTTAATGTTGATAGTGTTGATGGAACAAGTGGATTCAAAATTAATGGCAGAAATTTAGCTTACGCAAAGAATGCGGGAAATACTATTTATTTAGGCGATGCAAGATATAGCTCAATAAGTCTTAATAACCTTTATATATCAAGCACCATTGAGACACCTGCGTTAACTTACAATAAGTTACTACAAGTAAATCCCGATGGCAAGGTTGTTACAGTTCCATCATTTACTGAGGGATCGGTTATTTTTAGTGATGGCGAGATTTTGACTCAAGATAACGAGCATTTCTTTTGGGATGCTGCTAATAATCGTCTTGGCATTATGACTGCTATTCCATCTTATCCTTTAGATGTGAATGGGACAGCAAGAATTCAAACATCTTTAATTACTCCCGTAATTGGCAATAGTGCGGGCGTAACAGCAAATAACACTTGGACATTCAGCTCAAATGTTAATGTGCCAGCAACTCCTACGGCTGCAACACACGCAGCCTCTAAAGAATATGTGGACAACACAGCCCTAACTGGACTAAAGCTTGGTGCTTCTGTAAAAACGGTTGCGACTACAAATGTTGGATTATCGGGTCTTTCTGCGATAACAGGATATACTCCATCAAACGGAGATAGAATATTGGTTATTGGTCAGACAACACAATCAGAAAACGGTGTGTATACCGCAAGTTCGGGAGCTTGGTCAAGAGCTACAGACTCAGATACCGATGCCGAGCTTCGTGGATACCAATACTTGATAACTGCGGGATCAAACATAAATTACAGATATGGAAATACTAATCAATCTGCAATTACTGTTGGCAGTACATCGATAACATATCAAACTATTTCAGCAGGTGAATCAGACCCAATTTTTACAGCTTCTCCTTCATTTGGAATTTCAACTACGAATATTGCTAATTGGGGAACTTCTTATAGTCGCTCTATTACATCTCTTGCTCTTTCGGGAACAAGCACAAAAACAATAACGATAACTAAGCAAGATGGCTCAACATTGTCTGACTCATTTACTTTCCCTGTAACGAGCGTTTTTGGTCGTAGTGGAGATGTAACACTTGGGTCTTCAGATGTCACGTCAGCGTTAGGATATACCCCATACAACGGTGCGACAAATCCAAATGGATACCTATCTACGATTAACTCAAGTCAAGTTGTAACGGCACTTGGATTTACTCCATATAATTCAACTAATCCAAATGGGTACATAAGTAGCATAACATCATCGATGGTTACTACAGCCCTTGGATTTACACCTTTGTCATCTTACACAGAAACAGATACATTGGCTTCTGTAACTGCAAGAGGGGCTTCAACATCTACTCCTATAACATCAACGAGTACGATTTCAGCAACGGGTGGATTTTTTGAGTCATCGGATATTAGATACAAAAACGTATTAGGAACTAACCCCGATATCGATGTATCTAAGATTGATACAATCAAGTATATGCGTACCACATATGATAAAGATAAAATCAGATATGGTTACTCTGCACAAGACATTTATGAGGTAATTCCTGAATGCGTTAACAACGATGGTGTATCATTATCAATTAATTATACAGATATCCATACATTAAAGATTTTACAATTAGAGAAACGTGTTGCTGAATTAGAGGCTAAATTAGGAATATGAGTGCTTGGTCGGAAATGAATGTAGATAAGATTGTCACTTATGCAGACTTAGTTGCGGCTATTTCTTCGGGTGATCTATATCAAAAATCAGCGTTTACCACGTCAGCCAAAGGGATTAAAAAGTCTGATATACTTCCTCTTATTTATCTTGATGAAACAAATACACATTATGTTTCTCATACAAGTAGTCAGTTGCTTCCAAGAAAAGCGATTGTAGGGATATCACCTTACTATAATTTAAATCTTACAAGTTCAGCATCTCCTACTACAGTTACGGCGGGTAATAATGTCGTGTACACAATTAATGTTCGCAACGATGAAACATTCGCAACAGCATCTAATATACCATTAACCATATCATTTGCAAGCAATACATCTTACGTTAGTTACACAATAACGTCAGGCGTAACATCTACTTTTGTTTCGGGGGTACTAACAATAACAAGTGCAATTGCATCGGGAGCAACTGTTGTAATAACAATTACTTGCTCAACAACACGACCTACATCCGATGGGTCGGGGACATTAGCTATTCCGTTAACAGCCCAATATAGCCCAACAAATTCAACTACGACAACCCCATATTTACAGTACCCTACGTTTGAGGTTGAAAAAGTTGCAAAGCAAAACGATGGGACAACCGATATTGCAGCAGGGACTAATTTAGCTTACAATACAACATTCATATACTTTCTTAAGGTAAGGAATACAACAAGTAATCTCTATTCCTCAGATACTGTATTGACAGATGTATTGCCATCAAATCTTAGTTTTGATAGCTTTTACACTCCGCTTCCTTCGGGATGGACATCTAATTATAACTCAACTACAAGGACAGTTACATTTAGTAAATCTGGGGTATTGCACGGATCAATTTTTAACACTTTCATTTCTCTTGGAATCAGAGTTATTGCTTCAACGGAAAGCGTATCATTAAGCAATAATTTTACAGCATCTGGGAGTGGAGTCAATAGCAAAACAAGTGCTAACTTTAATTTAACGGTAGGCTATAATACATCGCCTGTATTAACGTCTCAAGGTTATTCGACTTGCTCTTCTTGTTCGACATATACAGTTTATAAAGACACCAATGTAAATTCATCTACATATAATCAATACTATGTAAATGGGTCAGCTGTGGGAACAACAGCACCAAGTAACGGAGCTTGCGATTACTCATCTCAATATGAAAACACGGGGCAAATCTATTGCTCTGGATGTAGCTCGTATTTTGTTTATGCTCATAACTATACTGCAAAACCGTGCTATGGTGGTGCTCCATACCAAGTAAATGGCGTTGACTATTCTTATAATCCTGCAACGGGAGCTTGTAATACAAGTTCAAATTACTCAAGTTACATTGGTGTAATGTGTATTGGTTGTGCAGAGTATGCTGTATACCAAAATACAAATGGGTGCTTTACAGGTAATCAGTATTACTCTAATGGCTCAACTTATTCTTACAACCCTGTAACGGGGTCTTGCTCATCATCTGCCAACTATGCTTTTTATGTGGGGCAAACTTGTATTAGTTGTGTTACTTATTCCGTGTATCAGAACGTCAATAGTTGCTTTACTGGTGATCAGTATCAAGCAGGAGGAACTACATATGCGAGCAATCCAACAACATCTGCTTGTAACACCTCGCAAAACATCGTAAGCCAAGGGTACACAACTTGTAGTAGCTGCAATAACTATACTGTATTTAAAGACACTTCGGTATGTAGCTCTACATATAACCATTACTTTGTAAACGGCGTTGATGTGGGAGTTTCTGCTCCAAGTTCAGGCTCTTGCGACTATTCGCAAAACCTTGTTTTCCAAGGCTATAATACTTGCATTAGTTGTAATCCATACGGAGTTTATAAAGACACAAGAGTTTGCTCTTCAACATATAACCACTACTTTGCTAATGGAGCAGATTTAGGCACATCAGCCCCTTCTTCAGCAGATTGTGCTTGCTGTGAAGAAATATCTATTTCCAACAATAGCGGAAGCGAAGCTTATATCGAATGGTTGCCTTGTTCAGCAGGAAGCAATACAAGTTATTGGTTGCAAGATGGAGAGACTATTTACTTCTGTCGTAACACTAATGCTTCCTTTAACACAGGCGGATTAGGTTATTCTGTAGGAGGGGCTTGCTCTTATAATGGATATACAATATACACTACATAGTTTTGTAACAAATTTTGCCTAAATTTGCTACAACCAAACAATATACAATGAACAAATTCCTAACTATTATTCAGGCTTGGGGAACAGCTATGTTCCATACAGAGGAGCAAAAAGCACTTGCTGATGATAGAATGCGTATCTGCGAATCTTGTGATATGTTACAAGAAGTAGATGTAAAATCAGTTACAGGCTCAATCGTAAATAATTACTTTCAATGTGGTGCTTGCGGATGTCCTATCGCAGCCAAAATTTACACATCACCCGATGTTCCTAAAGAGCAAAAATGCCCAAGAGGTAAGTGGGAAAACTAACACTTTAAATGTAACATATAATGAAAAAATTTATCAAGATTACAACAAGAAAAGATGACGCTATTTTAAGAAGCTGGATTAATATTGAAGACGTTGCTTTTTTAACTCAAAATTCAATTACTGAAGAAGGGGTTAATGAAGGTTTCTGTGTTTTTACAGATGGAAAAACCGCTAATCTAATTGCGTTTAATGAAACGCTTGAATCATTAAATAAATAAACCAAACATACAATGGCACAAATTACATTAAAACTACACGAGATTCTTACATTAGAAGCGGAGCTAAATGGCTTTACTAATCCACAAACAGAAGAAAAGGTTTTAGAAGGCTTCTTAAAGGAGAAGTTAAACCTTAAGACAAAATACTACCTAACAAAGCTATCTGAAGAGCTTAAGAAAGAAAAGGCTACGCTTGATGGGTTGCGTGACGAATTGATTAAGGAGTATGGCGAGGAGAAAGATGGCAAAATTTCATTAGATACTTTTATCGGAGAAGGTGATAAGAAGGAGTTTAATCCTAAGTTTATTGAGTTTCAGAAAAAGTACACAGAGCTTTTAAACGAAGACAAGGATATCGAGTATACTCCTATTCCTGTCTCAGCTTTAGATGCGGTAGAGAGTAATGAAAATTACACAATACTATTTAAGCTAATCGAGGAATAATGACTGATAGTCAATTAATTTTGTTGGGAGTTATTATAGGGGCGATAGAGTTATGCTTTGTCGCCCTTCTAACGTACATTATTTGGGCAAAGCGAAAAGATTTAGATATTACCTATAAAAAGATTTTGCGTTAAATTCAATATGTTTTACCTTTGTTAGGTAATACATTTAATAAATGAACGAGAATCATCCTTCGGTTGGCATACTAAATATCATATTAGCATTTGCTGGTGCTGCTGCTTCGATGGCACTTGCTAACATCCAAATTACCGTAAGCATATTTGCTGGTATAATGGGTATTATTTCGGCAGGATTTGCAATAAGATATTATTGGTACAAGACAGAGGAGGTGATTAAATCTAAAAAAGATGTTGATTGAATTCTTTAAGGATAGCAAAGGTAACTACTCTCACACACGACTCATTTCGATAATTGGGTCGTTTTGCGTTTTTGGGGTATTTATTTGTTTCCCAGATAATGATGGTATTCAAGACTTAATGACAATTTTACTTTCGGGATCATTAATTAACGCAACAGCATCTAAATTTGCAGAAAGAAATAAAAAACAAGATTATGGTAACAAGCCAACAAGCTCAAAAAAAGTACGGGAATCCGAGTCAGACTAATCCAAATTTAATATTATGGGATGTTCCATCTGAGCTTGAAATTGGGGTAATTCCTAAAAGGATTTATTGCAATAAGGATATGGTAGCACCATTAACTGCAGCGTTCAAAGCTCTTATCTCTACAGGATGTGTTACTGAGTTGAAGACTTGGGATGGATGCTTTAATATCAGAAAGAAAAGAGGCTTGGCTTCAATGAGCCTTCACTCTTGGGCTATTGCAATAGATGTTAATGCGTTTGAAAACGGATTGAATCAACAGCCTAAGTTGTCTAAATTATTTGTATCGTGTTTTACAAATAACGGATTTGATTGGGGCGGGACTTGGACTCGCAAAGATGGAATGCACTTTCAATTATCAAAAATATGAGTCGATTAACACTTCTAATTGCCGCATTTGCGGTGATTACTTGCTCTTGCACACGCAAGGCTACATCGTACACAAACAAAGAATCTGTACGAATAGATACATTCTTGCGTTACAGAGAGGTAATACGAACTGTTCCACAGAAAGATTCTATTGTTATATTCAACCCTTGCGACAGCTCAGGAATCATTAATTCGTTTTATGCACAAATCTCTATACCAAATGGAAAAGTTCAAATTCAAAGCAAGAACAATAACATTGTCGCATCTGTTATGGCGACTGCAACTACGTCGTCTATTATCGATTCCACTAAAATCAAAGAAATTGGCAGAAGCACTTCTGTTGTGGAAAAAGTCATTGTAAAGAATATTATACCTTCTTGGATAATTATTGCACTATTTGTTGAAACTTTAATCATTTTGCTTTATCTTTATTTCAAGTTTATATTCCCTCGATAATGGCAAAAGCAATAGCAACAGCAAATTTCAAGCCGAAGGCTAAAAAGAGTAATAAAGGAGTCCACGCTAAGACAAAATCATCGTCATCAAAGACTTCTAAGAACTATAAAAAACCCTACCAAGGGCAAGGAAAATGAGCCATTACCATCTAAACCAAGACAACTATAGCGAACAAGAAATAGCTGAAGTAAAAAAGATAGCTATGATTGACACTAAGTTGGCTATTCTCATTGAGCTTATAGAGCCAATTGAGATGATAGAAGACCACGATTTAAAGTTTGATTTAGAAACTAAAATAGCAAATAAGATAAGCCGATTAGTCGACAAGATTTGAGTACGTTTTTTTTCATTTTGATTTTCAAGTAAATCCCTTGATTCTATGAGTCAGGGGATTCTCGTATATAATAAAAAAATGATTAACTTTGGTCTAAATTAAAAATAAAATACAATGGCAATTTCTATAGTTGATGCTCACGATTTCATTCGCAGCATCATTAAAAAGAATAAAGCTGGTTTTGTCTCCCCAAAGGATATAGATAGAGCAATCAACAGAGGTGTTGCTGATTGGATGAGTGCCGTTATCTATAAATACCACAAAACTGGAAAGTTCGAATACGACCACTTACTTGTTAAGAGAGCAACCTTTACGGTATCGCCAACTACAAGTGTGCAAGACTTACCTACCGATTATGTAGAGGGTCTAACTATATATCACACCAATGAAAACACAGTCCAAATTGAGGGTACTTTATACTCGTGGGATGAATTTCTTGAAATTAAAAATAGTTCGATTCTTGCTCCTGATCGTGCTTACCCTGCTGCGACTATATATCTTGACACTACGGGAACTGCGAAAATTGAATTTGCACCGATACCTACATCGGGTAATTACGTTTTTACATTTGTTTATATGAGAAAGCCAGCTACAGCATTTTATAATGCAGTAGTAGTTAACGGTAACATATCAGCTGCTTCATCGGGGAATGTAGATATCGATGTTGCTGACAGATACTATTCTGATATTGTGACTCGTGCATTAATGTACTTGGGTATCACATTGAAAGATGGCGATGTGGCTAATATAGAGGGCATGATGGATGTTAACCAAAAAAATGACGAACGATAATGGCAACTACAAAATATAAGATAGCAGAACAAGCCCAGCGAATCTACGCAAGGTTTCTCGATAAAGATAATCCTTCGGATGTAATTGACTTGCGTGAGGTTAAGTTACTTGTAGAGCAATCTCTTAACAAGGTACTTAAATTACAAGTAGCTGAGTCATTTAAAGCGGGCAGCATTGATGTACCAAAGTGTAACATCATTCAGTATACGAGAACAGTTACATCGGACTCTACTAATAGCAGGTCATATATCACATTGCCTGCAATCCCTCTATCCTTACCAATGGATTTAGGGATTTGGAGTATTAGTGCTACTAATGCAGCAATTACACCTTATATTCCAATTCCCGCTCAAGATGTGCTTGTTTTTGGCTCAATTGCAAGCGGAACAAATGTTAGTTATTTGGAAGGGCAAGTTGGATATTACTTACAAGGAACAAAGGTTTACTTTACAAAGGATATTACATTGTCAGCAAATGGTAGCATCTCAAGTGTTCTTGTGAATTTATTAGTAGCTGATTTCTCTCAATTAACAGATACTGACTTATTGCCAATTTCTCCAGATGTTGAAACCGCCGTAATTAATGAAGTGCTTGCTGTTATTAGTAATGGACGTGTCGCTCAAGCTGAAATGGCAACTCAACAACAACAATAAAGATGAAGACTAAATCTATAAATATAATCGTTAGGGATGCGTTATTAGATAACGGTTTACCATTACATTATTATACACGCTACTTACATCACGCTCTTCGTATCTTAGATGAGCTTTCGATGGACTACGATATGGGGAATGTTAAGAGTGTTGTATTAAGTACGACATCTTATCAAAGAGCTATATTGCCAACAGATTTTATTGACGTAGTAGATGTTTCTGCAAAGCACGGAGAGCGATTGCTTCCAATGGAGCGGGATAGAACTTTAAACAAGAACTACAATCGTGACGAGGCGGGCAATAAGATTCCTTACCCTACAGATAGTAACATTAACTACGACTCAGAATTTAACTATAACTTAATTTCTGGTGCCAATAATTTAAACACAAGAGGAGAGTTAGTTGGTCGATATTATGGAAAGCAACGCAAACCTTTGCTAACATACGATATTGATACTACTAATTCCGAACTTGTATTTTGTAATACAATGTCTCTTACTGAAGTTACATTGACCTATATCACATCTTCTGTTTCGAAGTCTACAGCTAACCTTGTTACGCCATACGCTATTGATGTAATTACTAAATACATTAAAATGATGGCTTCTGCTGCTGATGGAGCAAGAATTGGTTTGTTTCAGTTAGCAAAGCAAGACTTTGAAAATGCTCGCAGAGTATTTAGAGCAAGAATGAATTCAATGGATTATGCTGAAATTATTGGCTTAATAAGAAAAGGAATTCACGGAAGTATCAAGAACTAATATTGTCATTTTAATATTTAAGAAATGAGCAGAGTAAGTCTCACCGCAACAGGGGGTTTAAATAAAGATGTTGACCCAAATAACTTGCCTCAAGGCGATTATGTATCAGCATCTAATATAGTATTCGATTCTGGTAAATCAGGGGGTGCTGGAGCAATCCGTTTGCTTGAATCAATCCGTACAACAGGGGTTACGTTTTCTAATATTAAGGAGACAACTCAAGATGTTGATGGAACAATATTTGTTCTTGTTGACAACGGGACTACGGCTACAATTTATAAAGTACCTACCACTTTAGATTCATCTGTTGCACTTGTAACTTATACGCATTTAGTTACAACAACATTTACCCCCGACATTAAGGTTATTGGCTCTAATGTAGTTTGGAACTACGCTGAAGAAGGAACGGTTCTTATTTGCCCTACTGCTACTGCTTTGTCAGGGACCAGAACTATTTTAGATTTAAAGCTTCAAAAAGATACTCCAAATAATGTTGTTAGTTTTAAGAAGAATATTGGAGCTGGAGTAGATTTACTTGAAAGTAACGATTATCAGTTTGCAAGCAGATACCATTACTCTTCTAACGAATACTCTGTACTTGGCAACTACAGTCAAATGTACAAAGGTGAAAAGGGGACAGTTTCTTATACCTTATCTTACGACTTTACAAATAAGCCATACTTTGCTGATTCAGTTGAAGTGTATGTTCGTGTAGGAAACAATGGTATTTGGAGAAGAATTGACACACAAGATGCAACAGGTACTCCTACATTTACTTGGTCGGGTCAAACTTACGAAAGCTTAGATGTTGTGACTACAGGTAGCCCTTATGATGCGGTTCCTGTAAACGCAAAACATATTGAGATTGCAAAGAACAGAATATTTTTAGCTGACGTTAAAGACGACTACGATATTGTAGCGGCTAACTTGAATTTTGCAATTACAGCCGATTCAACTGGATACTCATTGCCAACGGGAGGTGCTGCGAATACATATATTAGTGGCGTGGGATTAACATCTCCAACAAGCTCTGAGACAACATATGCAGGTGCAGAATATGTAAAGCCATTTGCAAATAACTCTGTTTATGCTGCGGGTATTGCTTTTTACGATTCGGCACTAAAGACAAGAGGTGTAGAGAAAAACTTTGTAAAGTTTACAACGGGTAAATTTGCCTATCCTTTAGTACCTACTGTTTCTGTTGAATTCAAGGCGGGATGGCTAAGACCAAGTTGGGCAAAGTATGCACAATTAGTATATACCAAGAATACATCTAAATCTTATTTCTACGAGGGTTTTGCAAGTAACATATACTTTCAGATTAATCGTACAGAAACAAACCCTACAACAAAGGAAACTACAGTTGTTTCGGGTGTAAGCCAGTCGGTAACTACTGATCAGTTGAAAGACATTCAGTATTTCGTTGTTGACTTAATGGGAATGTATCGTGCTGGTAGAGTATACACATTTGAAGAGGGGGATAGAATTACAATCAACACTCCATCTCCAAATGGATTGCTTGATATGAAGGTGCATCATCAAGATAACAATCTTGTGTACTGCCTATACAATGGGGGTGCAATGACAAACCTTGAGACACCTGACCCAAAATTATTGTTTTTTGAGTTATATTCTCCTAAGCAAATTCAAGAAGATGAGTCGCTTGTATTCTACGAATATGGTAATTTAGTTGACATTACAGGGTGGGGGTCAACAACAACTCCACTTGCATCTCCATTAGTTAAGACATTTCAAGGTAACGGTACATTGAATAGTGCTACTACATCCAAGCTGATTGGGGATACAGTATTTACTACATTAGATTTGCCTACATACTCAAATGCCCCTTTCTTATATAATATTGAAAAACCAGTTCCATCAAAAGATTATGTAGTAGAAGACAGGGTTACTGAGGTTTATTGCTCTATGGCAGATACTGCGGAAAATGTGAATTTCACCGCTACAGCAGATTACAATGCGAATAAAAATAGTGTACCAAAAACGATTGAACTTAAGTTAAATCCTAAGTGGACATCTTTTGGGACAAACCAAGATGGAGCAGTAATCTTAGATAAAGATGGGAACGCTGCATCATCGGGACCAGCATTTAAGTTAACTGGATATTATGAGCAACAAGAACAAGACGCTGACATAAATAGAATTGTTATTGATTACAGCTTTAAGCTTACTCACACGTTAACTTACGATTCTGTTTCATCCCCATCTGGAGGCTTAAGCTTAAGTATTAGTGCACAACTATACAGAATACCATACGACAATGTTAAGAATATTTATGGGAAGGTAGAGAAATTTGTTAAGTCAACTGAATCTTTGGGTGGGGTTGTTGGAAGCGGAATTAGCGGAACACCAACAACATCTTCGCTAACGGCAAGCCAAACATTGACTATGCCTAATGATGTAAAAGACATAAATCCTAATGATAAATTCTACATTGAAATAGTGGTCTCTCCTGTACTATTGGGTGACTGCGACAATGCTGTATTTACAATAGAAAAACCAGCAACTGGAGCAGCGGTTAAGTTTACTATTAATGGAGATAGAACTACCCCAAAAGTTACAACTACTTACAATAACAATGCTAAAGTTTCAACTACAACTACAAAGGTTCTGATTCGTTCGGCTTCTAACGCTACATCTTACCCTCAATGGTATACATCTGCGGGTAAGCCATCAATTATTACTAATACGCTATCTAACCCTCGTAGAACAAATACAATTCGTTACGGTGGCAATTATGTAGCAGGGACAAGTATTAATAATGTAAATAGTTTCTACGCAGCTGATAGCAACGATGTAGCTATTGAGAATGGAGCTATTACATCTTTGCAGAGAGCCTCTCGCCTACAAGGTAATGGTTCTATGCTACTTGTGTTGTGTCAAAAAGAATCGGCATACATTATGCTTGGCGAGCAAGAGTTATCGCAAGGAAATAACTCTGCTATTAGGTCATTGACAGCCAATATGATTGGTACAATTAGAAACTTTGGGAACAACCTTGGTATGTTACACAAAGAATCTGTGATGAACTACAAAGGTATGATTTGGTGGTGGGACGATTTCAACAAAAAAGTAGTTAAATATACTACTGATGGACTTGTTATTCCGAGTGATATCTATATGCGGTCGTATTTCTTAGGTAAATCAGGTAAGGCTACTTTCGCATATGACCCATTCTACAATATGTGTTTTATTGGGTTTGGAAGCGAAACGGTTTCCGCTGGTTGGTCAGATGTATTACAGCGTTGGATAGCAGAAAATTATAATTTCCGTACAGATTTTGCGGAAAGCTACGGTGATAAGATGGTGATATTTAAGAGTGGGGTTATGTACAAGCCAGTCGACAATACTACCACTAATGATTACGGGTATTTACTTAATGCATCTTATGATGGTTCAATATCATTAATGCTAAATAGTCGAGTTCCTGTTATGCCATTAAATGTGGCTATAACGCACGATATGAATGTTATTGATTGGGGACAATCCAATAGCGTTAAATCAAATTTATTGTCAATTAACATAACAAACGAGAATGGGCAATCGACATCAATAGTTGAATCAAATTTCCTAATGGAGGATAATCGCTTGTATGCGTATATCCTACGCAATGAATTATCTTATAGGGCAGGCTTGCTTATGACAAATGCTATAATAGAAGGTGACTACATTGTTGGCTATCTTAATAAATTTGTTGTAACTTTAAAGGATAAAACGCAGAATATGCGTATTAATTCTATAGATGTTGAAATTGCACCAGTATCTGGTCACTCATAAATAATAAAATATGGATCCGTTAACTATTGCATCGCTAATTGGAACAGCAGGACAAGGATTAATGTCTGTCCTTGGAGCTAATAGTGCTGCATCAAATGCAGTAAAACAACAACAGAAGGTTAACCTATTTAATGTTAACCAAAATGCCTTATTCGATACAGGAGCTAAAGGGCTTGAAGCTACAGCAATGGGAGTGCCTACATATCAAGCTGATATGAGTGGGTACAATGCTATGACTGATAAGGCATCTCAGAACCTTGCACAAGCTCAAGGCTCAACAAGAAACGCTTTAGACCAATATCAGTTAGACCAAGCAGACCAAGGGTTTGCAAATATGGTTCAAGCATCTGGTAAATTAGGTTTATCTAAGGCTGATATGGCTGCTCAATTATTAAGCGGGCAACAGTTGGCTGGAAATCAAAAGGCAAGTACAATTGCTAACTCACAACAATACGCTTTGGCAAACATCGCTCAGTTAAGACAAAGTCAATTAGCGGCACTTGGGCAATCAGCTGCTGGTGGAGCAATGGAAAAATACAGACAATATGCAAGTCAAGCGTCAAGACAGCAAGGTATACTTGGTGTTCAGCAATCAAACCTTATGGGTAAGATGAATCTTGGAACACAAGGGATGCAGTTAGACTTATCTGCTGCGGGAATTGTTAACAAAGCTAACGATGCAATGTATATGGGAGCAGGTAATACTTTAGGAGGAATGAGTAGCGGATTACTTGCTATGGGTATGCAGAATATGAAGATGGCTCAATTACAGCAAATGTATGGAAATAAGAATCTGGATTTAGGTACGCAATTCTTGCAAAACAACCCAGCGGCAACAAAATCTACTTATTGGACTCCACCTTTGGATATGTCTGAAATCAACAATATACAATATCCTACGGAATAACACTACAAAATAATGGCAGAATCATTTTTATACGATCCCACCGAAACGATTAATAAAGGGTTTGCTCAATTTCAAGCTGGACTTGGAAATGCATTTGCTCAAATAATCGCTCAAAAGCAGAACGATTATGTTACTGCTGAAAAGACTTTTCAGAATATCGATGCATTAACTGATAAGTTAGGGGAGTACGGACAAGAAGAAATTACGGGCAAAACAAATGCCTTGATGAATAAGGCTGCAAAAGACATTATTAAAAATGGTAAGTTAGACTATTCAGCATTAGGTAACATTCGTAGCGAAGTTACACAAATCAAAAACAGAAAATCAGCTCTTGAGGCTGGTACTCAAATGTTAAAGGATTGGACACAAACATCTCTTGCTTCTAAGGATGATTTAACAAGCCTAACCACTACATTGAGTGACTTAAGAGGCATCTTGTTAAACCCAAACAATTTATCTGCAGCAGATATGGGAAGACAAATGCAAGCCGCTTACACTAAAAATGTGAATACTACTAAAGTTTCAGGAGATTTATTTAAACAACTCTTACCTGCTACCGAATTCACAGAAACGGTAGAAAAAGATGGCAACAGATATCAAGTTGGTGGAATGCAAGTTTCAGGATATCAATATGATAAGGCTACGGGTAAATTTGTTGAAACAGGTGCCACTCCTATGATTGGACCTGATGGACAGCCAATGAGAAAGCCAGATGGGTCTCCAATAATGACATCTAAAATACAGCAAGCTATTGAAGCATTTAAAACTCAAGGAAAGCCTGCTCTTGACGCAATAAGGGCACAGATGGGACCAGAAGCATCAATGTTGTCGGATAGCCAATTAGCAGCAAATCAACTACAAAGATACGTTGAGAACAATAATAGAGCTGGTAAAGAAGTTCTTCTTAAGGATAAGAATGAGTTATCTACAATTGAAAGCAACGCTAAAGTATCTAAGGCTAAAGCTGGAAATATTGATACGGAAATACAATTACAGAATGACAAAGATAGAGCCGCAATTGCTGCGTCAAAGTCTACTACAGCGAAGAACTACCAAGAAATGCAGCAGATGAATGATTTTGGTGGCGATGTAGTAGATATTAATGCATCATCTAACACTAAAACCGCATTTATCGGAAAGAGAATTCCAATGATAGGCAAGGATGCATCAGGGAAACCTGTTAATTTTATTGCAAACAGTATTGTATGGAAAAACGGTAAAGAATATTATTCTGGATACAAAGCTCCACGGTCAATGGGCTATTTAGAAGCAAATCAAAGTACATTGTCAGGATTTGAACCAGTTGAAATCCCTGTAAATTCATACAATAAATCTTCATTTAATGGAGCTAAAGCTGTAATCCCAGCTAAACAAAAAATTTATGTAAATAAAGCTTTGGATGCTTACAATAGAACTCCAATGGAAATTAAAACTTTAGCCCCAACTACAGGGGATATTGATAGAGCTACAAGTACAATATACTTAGACAGCTCTTTCAAGGAAGGAGATAAATGGAAGCAAGTGGCAGCAGATAATAAAGTTAAACACGTCAAGTGGGTTAATTAATAGTATTATTAAAAGTATCAATTCTAAATAATCTTAATAGATGTCTAAGCAACAATTTGAAAAAGCAGATTTATCTAAGTACAATGTTAGTTCCGAGCAACCATCATCTTCAGGATACGAACGTGCCGATTTAACAAAATACGATACGCTTCAAAAAAAAAACGATACGGAATCGTCTGGGGGAATAAGTTCTATGGCTGGGTCTTCTAAGAATGAAGGGGCGGATACGGGTAATTTGTTTACCAAATTTTTCAGAGGATTAAATCACGGTAGTGATGCTACCTTTTCTGGTGTATACGATGTAATTAGTGGTGGATTAGGTTCTGCTGCTCTTGCATTAGATATTGCTAATCCAAGAAACTGGTTTGCTGACGCTAAGATTGCGGGAGCTTTAGTAGGTTCAGATTTGCAGTCAGTAGGTCGCAAGGTTTCAGATATGCTTGCATTAGATTCTGATGAACTAAATAAGCAATCGAAGATGTCTTGGAAGGAAAAGCAGGATTATCTTAAACAGCGGTACGATTCAAGTATAGATAAAAAAGAAGACTTTGGATTCCAAACATCTAAGACATCAGAAAACGCTCCACTACCAAGTGTTGTAGGGCAAATTTATGAGGCTGCAGGATATTTACAAGAGATTGGAGACTTATCATTTAAGCAAGTATTAGAAGATTCTGGTATTAAAAAGTCAGATATCGACAAGAATAAAAGTGTAATTGATTTTATTTCTGAAGGAAATTATGCTGATGCGGCAAAAATTGCTACATTAAGTGCGGCAAGAACAATTCCTATGTCACTTGCGTTAGCCTCATCGGGAGGAACTGCAGAGATATTTACTGGTTCAGCAGTTTTGGGTACGGGGGCAGAGATTAACAAAGCTTACGCTGAAGACCAAAGTCTTTCAGGTAGCGAAATTGTTAAATCAATTTGGAGTGGTTTAATTGAAGGAACTACTGAATCATTATTCCAAACTAACTTAAAGGAACTAAGAAGAACGGGGCAAGCATTAATTGGAGGGTCTCCTATTGTTACTGCTGTAGCAGAAGAAGGTGCAGAACAAGTAAAAAGACAACTTGTAAGAGGTATGCTACCTGCCGCTAAAAGAATATTCCGAGGTGCTGGAGAAGAAGGATTAGAAGAGATTTTATCTACAGTAGGAAATTTCATTGTAGATAAAGCTCAATCTGATAATCAAAAAGTAACTTGGGATGAACTTGGCACTCTTGCGAAAAACGCTGCTGATGCATTCATAATTGGCTCATTATCTGGTGGTTCAATGTCTGGTACACTTGTATTAGCTACATCTAATAAACTTGATGAGACACAAAAGAAATCTATTGAGCGTTTAAAAGAAGTAGCCAACGATACTACATTATCTGATGAAACTCGTCAAATCGCAAATCAAAAGATTGACGATATAATGAAGTTCCAAGAACGTGGTGCTTACGATGATTATACAGCTATCGCTTCAATCGAAGATGTAGGGAAGCGTTCTGAAGCTATCGATGCTCTTCATAAAATGGAAGCATTGCAGCGAGATAAGAGAAACGCTAAAGACGAAGCTGTTCAAGCTGGCATTGATGAAAAGATTCAAGAGAAGGTAACTTTTGTTAATGGATTAATGGAGGAGCAATGGAACAAGGAAAGAGATAGACATAGCGACACATTAAAATTAAGACAAGAAGAAGCTAAAGTTAAAGCTGAGGAGTTCTTAGCTAACAATAACGCATATACAGTATTCCAACAAGACCACGCTGACACAATGAAGGCGATGGAGCAAGGTAAGGATGTAGAGGTTTCTGAATTAAATAAAGCGGCTGACCAGCTAAATGAGATTGAGCAAGTTATTTACAATAACTCAGAGCTTACTCCTTTGGAAAAAGACCAAGCCTTAGGTAAGGTTAATGGTCAGATTCGTAATCTTGAAACATATATTAATGCTACAGAGAACGGAACTCGTTTAACAGAATCTCAAGCAGAGGGTCGTATCGCAACGACTGGAGCTCGTGCTTTACAAAGAGCTCAACGTGTTAGAAATAATCGCTTTAAAGGCGAAATCTTCACAGCATACGATGAGAAAGGAAACCCATTCCAAGTTACTGCACAAGTAAATGAGAAGGGTCAAATTTCATTACAACCTAAGCCTAAATTTAGAGTTAATGTTGAGACAAAAGAATCTACTCAAGTAAATAACGCCATTAAAATTAAAGGTGACTTAGAGGTAGTTGATACAAAAATGAACGAGGATGACGAGGTAGAACAAATCAGAGTTCGTGATACAAGAACGGGCAAAGAATTTACTACTAATTCACCTGTATTGATTCCAATGTTAATGGCTAACCAAGCCAAGAAGAATGTTAAGTTTGCTCCAGATAGAGCCTATGTTGTCGATGAGAACGTAGAGGTAGCTGAAGCTAATCCAATACTTAACAAGTTAACAAAGGAGCAAAGAGCACGTCTTAATAATCAGAACAAAGCTTTAAAGCAAATGAATCCAAATGGTCGTATTATTCTTTTTGATAATAGGACAGAGGTAGCTAAAGCTTTAATGGAGAAAGGTTATTCGATGAAAGAATCGGTTAATAAAGCCAAGGATTCTAATGCATTAAAAGTTGGGGATGACATATATGTTAACCGAATGACTATGCAGGACAATACTGTGTCTCACGAAATCTTCCACGAAGCGTTCGCTCAGATTGCAGTAGAGTTTCCAGAGGCATTCATTCAGATGCAGAAACGCATTATAATGGTTCTTCCTACTAACGTAACAGATAAGCTACAGAAGTTTGCTGATATGTACGCTAAGGACGCTAAGAATGCTACTGACCAAGAGAAGATTGATATGGCAGAAGAGTTCTTAATGGAGCTTGGCGGTATGATGGTAGTTCGTGATGCAAAGATTCAAAGAGGAACGATGCACAAGGTAATGCTTTCTATTCGTGAGTTCTTATCTAAATGGGCGGGTAAGCTAAAATTAAAAGGATTACAAAATTTAATTAATAATAGCGTATTCTCTGAGACCGCAAGCATCGAAGAGTTGGCTAAGTTCTTTGAGTCGTTATCAGAATCAATTAGATTGGGTAACAAAGCTGACTTATCTTACCTTGAGAATCAGATTGAGCAAAACAGAATGCTTGCTTATAGCCCTTCTACTACAACAGAGGCTCAAGAGCAAGAAGATGTTGATGCGTTAAATGAGGATTTTGCGGGCGATTTATTCGAGCCAACAAACTTGAATATCACAGGTACATTAACAGAAGAACCACCTAAGTCAAAGAGAAAGCCTAAAAAGGCGGATAAGCCTGATATTAAGCAACAGCGTGGTAGCTACGAATTGATGCCACATCCGTTCATTGAAGTAGCTGATATGATTGGTAAACGATATAGTGCTACAATGTCCGATCACACAAGAGTTGGTGAGTACAGAAATAGTAAATCAGGTGTTGTTGTTAGTAACCTTATGGGTGGGGTATTTTATCCTTACATTCAAGGTATTCGTGATGCTGGTATTGCTTGGGCTTCTGTTACCCCAAAGGCAGCAAGAGAAATGGTTATGAATGCAATTAACCAAGATGCTACATTGGTTTATCGTATGGCTCGTGCTACGGGTAGTCGTGGTAATGTAAACTTTAATGAGATTGCTCTTGCTGAATTGATTGCTCCCGTAATGAATGGGAAGATTACAGAAGAGGAATTCTTAACGCAACTTAACAACAAGTTGAATACTATTTCTAATGGAAAGCAATTAGGAGCAGGTAAACACTTTTTAGGAAAGTATGGGAAAGATTCAGGGAAGACAATTACAGTTAACAAGACTGAAGTAATCAAGGTTACTGATAAGGATGGTAAACTTAAAAATAAAACTGTTCCTGTATTAGACAAGGATGGGAAAAATGTTCGTATCAAAGCACCTCGCTTAGAGGTTCGCTCTATTGAAGAATTAAGAAAGGGATTAGTTGGAGAATCATTCAGCAAAAGAGGTGGGTTTTGGAGCACAGTTCTTAAGGATAGTTGGAATAAAAAATCATCTGGAGAATGGTACAAGTTTTTAGAAGCTAACGAGGTTACATCACTTGAAGAGATTGTTAATGGGTTAGCAGAGCAAGAGACAGATACTGCAAATGACCACGATATTGTTGCGGCAATTAAGATTGCGGCACCAGAATATACAGAGGATGGATTAGCTAAAATATACACTACAAGAAAGTCTTTAGTAAATGAAAAGAAGGGAATATTCTTCATTGATGCACCTGATCATCCAAGTTATCCTTATGTTGTAAAAGGAGAACCTGTTGGCGTGTTTAATGAGTTCCAAAATGTTACTGACTATTTCCCTGTAATTAAAGAATGGATTGCTAAAAAACGCTTAAATTCCCCATACAAGGCTGTAGAGACAATGGGCAAAGAGCTTGTTGCAAGCAGAGAGACTATTAAGGCTCAGAAGAATTTAACGATTGCATCTCAAGGAGAAACAGTACAGGATATATTAGGTGTATCAGAGGAAGAGGGCAATGTTTTGTCTATTATATATAATGCAGATTTAACTCCAAATGAAAAAGCAATAATGTACAGACAGTACAAGAGGGGAGTAATGAGCCTAAGTGACGTAAAAAATTACGCAGGCGTTATTGATTTAGAAGAATTTAGTAAATCTGGAGATATTGGCAAATGGGCAAGAGCAAATTTGGCAATGAAAAAATTTGAAGCCGAAAAGACAGACGGAAAGGTTAATAGCGAATATATATCTTTTGAGGATATTCCTAATATTAAAGCTCAGAAAACAGCTCAAAAACAAATGACTCCCGTTTTCCACGGTGGAGAAGTGCAAGACATCACTACATTAAGTGGGGATCAGATATTCTTTGTTGCTAACGACAAAGAAGAGGCATTAGCTTACGCTGAAGGTAACGAGGGTAATCTTATTGAAATGAATATTGATAAGAGCAAGATTGCTTCAGAAGATACAATTCGGGGTATTCTAAATGAATTAGGAGTTGAAGATGAATATATGATTCACGAATTAATCGACCCAAGATTCGAAGATAGCTACATTGGAGAGGAATTAACAAGTGAGTTATTTAGCAGACTTGAAGATGAGGGTTATGAGGGCGGAGAGTTTGCGGATACAGCAATTTCCAGCAAGAGTAAGGAAACTCAGAATATGTTCCTTATTAACCCATCTGAATCATTATCTAACAATGATTACATTGGCATTAAGTTAGCTAATGAATTTCAAGCCGAGAAGCTTTTAAATGAAGGTTATCGCCCACTTGTTAATGGTGAGGTGATGGAAGCTGCTACACAAGAAGATGTAGACAACTTGTTTGAGAAAACATCGAACTTGGTTAACGAATCAAAGCTTCAAATGGTTAAACCATCAGAGTTTGAGAAATACAACAACGCAAAAAATGAATTAACAGAAGACCAAGATAAGCTATCGGCTGAAATTGAAGAAAAGGCTGTTGATGCAGATAAATTGCAATTCCAAATCAAGCCACAGAAAATCCTTTATCACGGCTCTCCTTGGAATTTTAACAGATTTGAATCAAAATCTATTGGAATTGGGGAGGGTAGACAAGCGTTTGGATGGGGGATGTATTTTAGTACAGACATAAATGTAGCTAAGTCTTACTCTAAAGCTAATCAAGGTAATAAATTTCGCCAATTAGGACTCCTTGATGTATTAGGAAAGCCAAGTACAGCATCTGTATTTGGGAATAATTCAGATGGGTTAAGAGAGCAAGCATACAAATTGTTGCAAAGCACAAATACAACTCTTGCTCAATGGAAGCAGTTCCTTGAAGACAATAAAGGGTTTTTGGGAACAAAAATTTCAAAAGCAAACAGAAATAAACTTTACCAAGCTTTTGGTGAAAGAAACTTATATAAAGTAGCTGTCAACGACAGAGTTAATGGATTACAAGATGGATTCTGGCTTGACTGGAATGGTCAAATTGGGTTTGCTAATGCTAATCAAATTCTTATGGGGATTAAGAATACAATGTCTGTTTTAGGGCAAAAAATGCAAAATGAAGGTAAGTCCAAGAAAGTAGATACAAAGAAATTCTTAACACTTACAGACTCATATAATATTGCCGAAGCTATAGTAATGGGTTTTAATACAAGAGAGTTATCTCAAATGAATGGAGGTGATTTTTACATTTGGGTAACAGAATCTTTTAGAAATTCTGGTAGCTACAGAATGAATAAATTTGACCCACAACAAATGGCTTCTATGTTGCTAAGTTCTGCTGGTATTGATGGAAACAGAATTAGTACCTTTGCAACATTCGGAGGTAATAACGATGGTCATAAGAACTACATTGTGTTTGATTCTGACGCTATCACAGTTATTAACAAGTCAACCATTAAGCAACAGAAGAAATCTTACAACGTACTTTCTGCTCAAGAAGAATCTCAAGAAAGAAGAGAAGGTGCTTCAGTTAAGAAGGCTTTCAAAGGTTTAATGAAAGGCAGTACCGATGAGTTAAACAAAGGTATGCACGAACTTTATCGTGGATTATATAAGATGTCGTTCGATAGAATGGTAAATGTCCGCAAGGAAATGGAGGATTCGCAATTCAATCGCTCTATGTACCTTATGTTTAACAAAGCGGGGGCATCTCAATTTGGTAACTTTAAATTTGAAAAAGCATTTAATAAGATTTACAAAGGCTTGACTCCAGAGCAAATTAAAGCGTTGGATGCTGCTATATTCTTACGAAGAGTTATTGCAGTTGACGAGAACTTTGACAAACAAAGAGCTGAGTTTGAAGCTAAATTAGAAGCTATCAAGCAGATAATTGCGAACGACCCATCGATTGCTCAAGATTATGCTGATGAGATTCGCATCTTAAAAAGCAAGATTAAAGAAAAGGCTCGACCATCACACGGAAGAGAAGATGCAATTGTTTGGGGCGACAGAAAAGTTAAGGCTAACAAGGAGTCTGCTGAGGCTACATTAGAAAAGATGAAAGATGATTTAGGTCAAGAAGAGTACAATGACTTAATCTCTCGCTCTGATATGTATTTTAGTGAGTTTAGTAACTTACTTAAGTATAAAATGGAGAATGGATTAATCACTAAAGAGACATATGAGCTATTTAAAGATTACAACTACTCTCCTCGTAAGTTCTTAGACTACGCATTTGGAATCGAAGAAAGAGATGAGCAAGGTAATGTTACAGGCAATGTGCTTTTAAACTCAAATCAATTTCATTTCAGAGGCTCTATTTTGTCATCAGAAGATATCAAAAATATCAAAGATGGAAAGGCTGACGATTATTTAATGTCTGACTCTCGTAAATTGCTTCAAGGAGCAATGATTATGACTGAGGTTAAGGTGGCTACCAATAAAATGGTTAAAGGGCTTGCTAACGACTCTCAGTATACTAATCAAGGTTGGGTTAAGCCAATGAAATACGAACGCTACAACGATGGTACAATTAAGACAAATCCAGATGGCTCATACAAGTATTTGAAAGAAGATACAGGATTCCGTAAAATGGTCTACAAAGTTGATGGCAAAGAGTATGCTTATCAATTAAGAGAGGATTTAGCAAGAGAATTCTTAGATGAGGAATTAAAAGACTTAAAAGGAGAGCAAGGTTCTTTACGCAGAAAAATCTACGATACTACTACTAAGTGGTCTGGTTCTCAAGCAGTTAGATTCTTTGCGACAGGTATCAATACAGGCTTCTTTATTAGTAATATTCCTGTTGACGTTATGTCTCAAGTTAATGTTACTGATATTTACGCAGGTGGTGTAGCTGGCAAATATAAGCAAGCAATGGGTGGTACTTTAGAGTTATCTAAAAGACTTCTTATGATGGAGACAGGGAAATCTGATCCTTATGTAGAAAAGCTATTACAAGAATATGCTGAATCTGGCGGTTTGATGATGAGTCAAAGTCAAGAGGGTATCGGTAAAAACTTTGGAGGTAAATTTGTTGAATATCTTTCAATGTTTGGAAACATATCTGAGGTTGCATCTAAGCTCAACTCATACAGAACAGTTCGTGACAGACTCATTGAGGAACACTACCAAAGCAAAAAGCAAAATCCTGTTGGAGAGGCATTAGAGCAAATTAAGGAAGAAGCCGCATATAAGGCAAGGGCTGCAATGGATTATCATCGTGGAGGCTTGTTGTCTAAAATGTGGGATGGCTATGTACCTTACTTTAACGTATTTACGCAAGGGGCATTTATATCTTGGAAATACATTAAGAATAATAAGGTTGATTTCTTTAATAAGATTAGCAAAGCGGGTATTGCGTTAGCGGGCTTAACAGTTTACAATATGATGGTAGCTGGAGATGATTACGATAACGATGATGTTCAAATGGACTTATTGAATAAGATTGTAATCTTTATGCCTTGGAAGAATGAGGATGGGACAAGACCATATGTTAAGATTTCTGTACCTTCTATTGTTAAAGGTTGGTTAAATACTTACCAACATATTGGAGAAGGGGCTTATTATAAACTTGTATCTGATGAACCATCAAGACAAGCAAAATGGAGAGCTGGCGTTACAGACAGATGGCTAAAAGGATTTACTCCCGCATTAAGTTCTTTTGTTAGTATTCCTGTTGCTAAGGCTGGTTTAGAATACGGGTTTAACTATGACCTGTACAAACAAATGCCAATCTTTAACAATAGCGACTCTAAGCCAGTTTCTGTTGGTAACGAAGGGCTTAACTCAGAAAATGTATTAGAAGCATTTAAAATGTTTGGTAAGTTTACGGGTTTATCTCCCGCAAGAAGCCAAAAAGCTTTCGAGGATATTGTTCCCGCATTGAATCCTCTTGTACAGATGGGGTATTCTATTACGGATAAGATTATCGACTCTCACAACAAAATGCTTTCTGACTCAAGCGACTTTAAGTTACAAGAGTATCAGCGTTCTAAATTT